AGTTTGTAAGTTTGCTCAATCTTAGCAGAACCGCAATTGTTAGCATTCGCATTAGAAGCGGAGTTATTCGCATTCAGATTGCGAGGCGAGCAATTCGTGTTGTTGGCATTGCCGCCAAAGCGAGCCGTGAGCAGCGCAACCGCTATTTCATTGGCTATTGCCGTTTCAGAGGTCGAGTCCCAATGCACGACTTGTCGGCAGACAACCTATATTTTCGGGGCGGGCGGGGCGGCGCTTATCGTTGCACTAGCGCCGCCGTGCTGCGCACTGTTGCACTAACTCACGTCAATCAAAAACTGAGCAGAACCGCAATAGACAGCACTCGCAAGAGAAGCGGAGGTATACGCATACAGATTGCGAGGCGAGCAATTCGTGTAGTTGGCATAGCCGCCAAAGCGAGCCGCTATGCGCACAAACGGAACAGTAAGCGAGCCACCCCAATAGTGATTTGAATAGCTGTAGTAGCACTCGCCCGTAGAGATTGTGCCACCTTTCGATATATCCCAATCGGTGTTGTGCAAACGCTTTTTCACCCAAGCCTGATTTGAGCGGATAAGTGTACCCTCTAGCGGATAAACATCTTCAAACGAGAATTTACCCGCGATATTGATGTTAGTTTCGCGCACCCACTTTGTTTGGTCAGGCTGCAAATACAGTCTTATCGGCTCATTTGTGTTGCCGCTCTTGAACTCGCCAACTTGCTCATAGCCACCACCACGATAGCAATATACATCGCCCGAAAGACGCAAACCCATGTACAAACCCATGCGTAAGACAAACTCCCAATCCCATGTAGTTTCTTCTTTGCTAGAGTTGTACAAATCTTTTGTGCCACTTCTGCGCGAGTAAACAACTGCGTTCATTTTGCCGCTAGCTGCCGATGCAATGTTCTTGTACCAATAAGTGTAGCCGTAGAACTCGAACTCAACACCGGCAGCAATACCGAACTCTTGCGCCCACGAGTAAGCCATCTGACTTTCCATGCAATGCTCTTTGGGTGACTCTTGATTTACAAGTGCGGTTGCCGTTTTGCCCGTATTTGTGTTGTTGTAGCGAATTGGCGGCTGTGCGTTCCATTTTGCGTAAGACCATGTATCAGAGCCTGACACGCGACAACGAAAACCGCCGTTAGTGTTAAATTGCGTTTCATTGCCGCAAGCATCGTTAGAGGATATACCCGTTGTAAAGCGAGAGGTAGAGTGCAAATACTTCGTGCCCATTGCTGCCTCCATAGTGTTGAGTGCGCAGTTGAAAGCGAAAAATCCACCTTCTGCACACGGATATGGCTTTGTGGTGTCAGCGTTACATTTGCGTGCATAGGTCATATTCGATACTTGTTGCATATCCCATCGGCGCGGAAATGCAGCACCCGTCAATCCCCATGCGCCACCGTCAGCACCACCGACATTGCCGCAGTTTTTCCAACCAACGTTATAAGCAAAAAAGAATGATGTTGCATAAGTATCGTTAACAACGGTTACGGGCGATGGCGATATTGCTGTTGGCGGCAATTTGTAGCGCGACACATCTATGCCATCCCACTTTGTAGGCTTGCTAAACAAACCAATCCATGTTTTGCCGCTTTCGCCCTCTGTGTTATCAAGTGCATAAACATCACGATAGTTGCCGAGATTGACAGAGTATTTTGTTTCAGTTGTCTCCCATGGCAATACTGCGTGTGCCTCAATGTATTCTTCATCGACTAGCTTGTAGAGTTTTGCAGCAGACAAATCGTTAGGAGTTTTAGCGACAACGGGGCGCAACACATCTTCAAGATAGCTTTCAGCGTCATAAGCGCCCGCCTCGCAGTATTGCACAAATTCACCGTCAATGAGCCTAAACAATTCTAACTCTGCATCTGCGGCTTGCGACTCTGAAATGCCAACAGTCGGTGCAAATGTGTTGTTAGCTTGAAAGCGCAGCAAATTGTCGCGCACAAGTTCGCCAACGGGCTTTGTTGTGATACCCGTATTGTCTGTTGTGTCAATCAGATAGAACCGCCACAAATCCCAAAGAAATTGCTCTTGACCGTAACTTTCAACCGCATCGGGCGAAAGATTATCAGTTATCCATGCTTTGACACAAAAATCGTCTTGCATAAAATTCTTGTATGCAAGTGAGTTTTCAATTGCCGTTATTCGCTCGTCAAGTTCATCGCGTTCCCAACGATTTACGTAGTTCGATGCAATTGAAGCAAAGATACCGTAGCGCTCGCCAAACATCTTGCCCTTGTATTCATCGCTATCTGATTGCTGCAAATCGCTAGCTTGTGCCGATACTACGATATTCATGCTTGTGGGGCAGAAATACACGTAAAAGCCGCTTAACGGTGTTGCAATTGCACCCGTCTTGAATAACGGATTATACACTTCAACATCGTAAGTGTGTGTTGTCGGCAATTCTGATACGATGCTACCGTTGAGTGTGATGTTGTCAAGTACGCTTTCACCGTCATCGCCCGTAGTATAGTTGAATTGATAAACTATGTTAGTGTCGTAAGTTGGTGAGGCTGTTGCTATTGTGTTATCATTGTTATATGTGTAAGTGTATGATACTGTGTCGGTGCGCTGCTCAATGCTTACACGAGCGAAAAGCGATATTTCTTTGCTTACTGCTGCGGCCTTAATCAGGTAAATGTTGCCTTGTGTGAGTGCAAAACTTTCGCTCATTGCATAACCGCTTTTTGCAACTTTTGTACCGTCAGTATTGATTGCGTAGCCGCTTAGCGCAGTTTTGAGTGTTATTTCTTCGTGCGATATATCACCGTACTTGCCGAGGTGTTTGAGCAATTCTTCGATTTTATTATCAACTACGGCAATGCTTTCGGCTTGCTCTTTTGCATAATCGCCTTGCTGCGTTGCATATTCAGCAGCCTTTTCAGCGTCAGCTTTAGCGGCAGCAAAATCACTTTCGCGTTTGCTTTCTGCGCTAACTCGTGCACTCTCTGCGCTAACTCGCGATTGCTCTGCTGATACTCTTTTGCTCTCTGCATCAACGCGAGAGTTTTCTGCGCTGACTCTTTTGCTTTCTGCATCAGAGCGCACACTTTCAGCGTTCACGCGCAAAGTTTCTGCATCGGCTCGTTTCTGTTCAGAACTTTCGCGTTTGCTTTCAGCACTTTCGCGTTGCTGCTCACTTTCGGCTCGCTCGCTTTCAGCACTTACGCGGCTTTCTTCGCTAGCGATGCGCTCATCTTCGTCTAACACTCGCTGACTTTCTTGCGCAATGCGGCTTTGCTCGTTTGTGATGCGAGTATTTTCGTCTGTTGTGCGCAATACTTCGGCTTGTGCGCGTGATTGCTCGTTGGCTATGCGCTGCTGCTCACTTTCAGAGCGCAATGTTTCGGCTGCGATACGCTGATTTTCTGCCTCTTGCGCAGTGTCGTTTGTTTCGTTGAGTGTGTCAATCGCTGCATCTACGCTAGGTTGCACTTGCGCGAGCACTGTGTCTGTCAAGCCTTTTAGCTGCTCGTCAGTGAAATCTTCGTAGGTGAATGGTCGGCCTTTAATGTATGGCAATATCGCTTGTATTTGCACATCGTCAGGCGGCAAGGCTGCCTCTAACACAAGTTCTATGCCCGTATCACCTTTTGGCGAGCAAATCTGCTGCTTTGTGTCAGGATAATCTTCTGCGGGCAATTGTGCAATAAAGCGCACTTGCAACTCGCCAACTCCTAAATGGTGGTTGTCAAATAATACAAGTATGCGGCCATCGTTGTTTTGGCAGTTTGTCAAAACTCCACCGATAGAACTTGCTACGTATTTGTTGACACCGCTTGTGTAAAATTCGGCTGTGAAATCGTAGTCGGGAAAGCCTACATCGTTGCCCTCACCGTCAAAGACTTGCAGTATTGCCGAAAAGTCTGATTTGTAGTTAATCTTTGTCATTATATAATCTTTTAGCTAAAAGTTATTTTTCGTTTAATGCGTTGATAACCTCGGTTATCTTCGGCAATAAATCTTGTGCCTCTTTCTTCGATGATACTTCAACAATCTTTTCAAGCACTTTCTCAATCTTCGCAGAATTGTCTTTGCGTTTGCGTGCGTGCTCCATGAGCGAGTGCATTTCGATAAAGCCTACAAAGATTGTGATGGCGATAGTGATGTACGGTAGTTGCCAAAAATCGTTCAAATCGAAAAGCAAATCTATCAGCGCACCACACGCGATAAATGCCCAATAGTAAAATGTTTTGCCAAACGTTTTGCGAATTTTGTGCGAGCGCACTTTTTCACCGACTTGTTGCGCAGTGCGTATTGCGTCAACTAAATCAATGAATGAAAATGCGAGTGCAAGAAATAGACATACTGCGAGTATCAGCGAATGATAAGCTAGCTTGTCAGGTAGTGCTACGGGTATAATCATTTTGCGGCACCTCCTTTCTCATACTCTGCCATAATTTCGCTGAAAGCTGCAACATACTTAGCAGTATCAGCGAGTGGCAATTGCAGCGTAGAAATGCTGCCGTTAGCGTAGATGATGGTGCCGACATACATCCATGCGCTGCCGATACCGTCAATCTGCTGCTGTGTGTTCACTGAACAGCGTGCCTCAACAACGCTGCCATCTTTGTCTGTGATTTGTGCAACGTAGCGCACGCTATCGGCTTCGGCTGTTATTGTCGTTGCCCGCTGCGTTACTGTTGCTTGTGATGTTATCTCCATGACTGAAAGTTATTAGTGTGAAATAAAAGTGTGTTAGCTAACTGAAAGTGGCTTTTTGCCTGATGATACACCGTCAGTGCTGCCGATAGTATGCTGCCAACGTACCATCGGTGTTACGGTGCCTTGTGCGTTCGGTACACCACCGCTATAATTGGCCTCATACAAAATTGTATTGGCCGCTACGGGTGTGCACTTGTCAGGTGTAGATGTGTTGTCGGTGAAATACATACCATCGTAAGCTGCGTATTTGCTGCTATCTTCGCAATGATATACATACACGTTAAATGCTTTGTCTGTTGCAGCGTATTGCGTAGCAGTTTTTGCCTCTGCCTCTGTAATATCGGCCATGACAATGATAGTCCACGAATAACCGCTTGTGACAAAGCTAGCACTCTTGCCGATGTGCCAAAGTTCTAGGCCGTCAGTGTCAAAGAATTGTATCACGCTTTCGCCCTCATCATCAGCCGGACAAATGCGCAACATCGTTGTGTCGGTGTTCGGATAGTATATCACGTATGCGCCATCGCCGTCTGCGTTGAGTGCACAAATCGGATAATTGCTACCCGCTATCATGCCGTAAACTCGTTGCGCTGCTAAATTGACTACATCAATGAGTGATACTGTGAGTTTGCCATTAGCGTCAATCAGCGCAGTTTGCTCACCGCTATTGTTTTGCACTTTGAAATTGTCGGCAGTCACTGTTACTGCTCCTTGCTCTATATCAATGCCCGTATCTTTGAGCAAAGTGCCTAAAGTGATGTTGTCAGTTTGCGCAACTATCACGTGCGAGAGTATGCAATTAGCGTCAATTGTGCCGTCTGCATCGTCAATCGTATGCACTGCAAATACTGCTGCATTTGTGTCATCTGAATATGTATCTGCGCTAGTAAACGAATATTCAATCACTTCATCATCTGTGCCGCCTACGTAATCGGCTTTGCGCTTGCCTGATAGTACATCTGCGTGCTGCGAACCGTACAACTCTACGTATGCTTTGTAATTGTATGCGTAGAACATACGCAAGCGATAGCGACCAAAGTGACCACGCAAGCGAACTGATACGGTTGCTCCGGCCTCTGTTGGCTTTATCAGTGTTGGTGTTGTTGTGTGAAAATATCCGGTGCTTGTGTTGATTTTTGTGTTGTAGTACGGTGTTGGAAATAGATTTTCGGCCACCGTATCGTAAGTTTTTACTTTCGCAGAAATCGCAGTTGCCGTTTGCTCAACCTCTGACAATCGGTTATCTTGGTCTGTTACCGTTGTTGATAGCGAGTTTTGCTTTTGCTGCACGATAGTCATATCTGATTGCAGTGTGCCTACGCTAGATTTGACACCGCTAACGTCTTGCTTGACTTCTGTTATTGCGCCATCGTTGCTTTCGATATACGTAGTGAGTTCGCTGCTTGTCTGATTAACTTTTGATACTAGGCCGCTTTGCTCATCGCCAACCGTTGTTGATATGCTATCAACACGTTGCTCAACGCTAGAAATGCGGCCACCGTCTTTTGTGAGTTCGCTAACTGTGCTGCTAACTGTGTCGGCTGTTTCTTTGACCTCGCTAATTTGCTTTGAGTTCGCATCAACACTTTCGACAACTGCATCAATGCGCCCTGATGCTACGCTAAATTGTGCGCTAGCTTGCGCTACGGCATAGTCAGTGATATTTTGCCATGCGCCATCTTCGCCCAACACTTTGAGCATACCTTTTATGTATGCTGTTTGCGCGTATATGCCGTAACCGCTTAGCAAACCACCGAAATCTGCGTCACTGATGTTAGAAAGCGCGCCTTGTTGCATCATCAATCCACCCTCTAGTGTAGGTGTAGATATACCCTCATAAAAGCTGATGTGCCCGCCTAGTGAGTCATTGCTGATAACTGTTGCTTTTTGTCGGTCAGTGTCTTTTGTGTTGCCCATCTGCACAAGTGTATCACCCGCTTGCGGCATTTGTGCTTGTGCTGTGCTATCTAGCGTTGAATTATCGTTTGGCTCGATTGTGATTGAAAGGTTGCCAACCCATGTAACGCGATACCAACCACTGCGCATTGTCAAGTTGCCACCGTCATATTCGCTGTGCGACCACCGAACTAAATCGCCAACTACAAATTCGTTTTTGTCTTTTAATTCGATGTAAAAGTATGTTGGCTCTTGTGTCGTGTCGCTATCAGGATAACCTAATCGTGCAAATGACACCTCACCGTTGCCGCACGATAGTACAATTGAGCCGCCAACGCTCTTTTCTTCTTCGATGTATAGCGTTGATACTGTTAAGCCTTTGCGCACGTACAAATTGTCCACGTATGAATGAGTAACACCGTCAGCGTCTGTTATTGTGCCCGCTCCATAGCCATCTGCTAATGAGGCTTTAAAGTCGGCTGTGTGCACGTTATCGCTAGTTACTTCATTAGCTGTCAGTGTCTTTGTGCTGACGCTATCGAATGTGCCGTTAGTGATGTTGGCAGTATCTGCGCTAACTTGCTGCGCTGACACTGATTGTGATGCGCTGATTGTTTTTGCGCTGACACTTTCAAATGTTACTGCATCTGTTGAGCGCACCGGATTATCAAGGTAATCGGCAAAGTGCTTGCCATCCCACTTATCAGCATTGTCTGCGTTTGTTGCACTGTCGGCCTCTGTCGCATGGTCTGCATTGGCGGCATGAGCAACATCGCCGTTAGCAATTTCTTGTAGCGTGCGCTTTGCGGATAGCACATTGCTATCTGTGCACTCTGTCACTGTATCTTGGCTTGACAAAATTTCAACACTACCTCCACCACTAGCTGATGATGCGCCGTTAGCTGTTATAACTGTATAACCGGTGCCGGCATTTGTCGTGCTATTAGTGCTCGTGCTGCTCTTGGCTGATGCAACTGCGTATTTTAACGCTTGCAAATCGCTCTCAATCTTGCCAAAACGAGTGTATGATGCTTTATTGCCTACGGTGTATTTTGGTGCATCGAAAGGCTTGTCAAGGTTTAATTCATATCCAATAATGCGGCTATCGCGATACGGCTTGCCGTTGCCGAAATATCCGCTATTGACTAATCTGATGCGCTGACCTAGCGAAAGTGATTGCGCTATGTTTTCGCTTTGCTGTGCCTCGTCTAAAGTTGTACAATACGGTGTAGCTGCATCGCCTCGCTCTAGCTTTAAATCTGTAACGCGAATATATGCACACTCACCCTCTAGTGCTTTAATGTAGTCTGCGCGCATACGTACATAATACAAATTTATGTATGCATCGTTGTGTGGCTCACCAACTTTAAATGTGTTCACTACGCGATGTGTGCCGTTTTCTGTGACTTTCTTAGCGCCGGAATATCCGTATGGCGATGATAGCTGTAATTGCACGTATGAGTTTTCGGCTGAAAAATCTATGCCGCGCAACTCAATTGTGTAAGACAAAGTAACTTTTTCGCCGGCTGTTAAATCTTTTACAACTTCGTAAATGTTGCGAGTAAAGTTTTGTTGATTGATAATTGACTTATCATCAATATAAAACGGCTGACGAGTGTCAAAAGCAAGGTTTTCAGAATTTTCGGCTAACAAGCGATTGCGCGATTGTGCTGCTGCTACATCAGAGGCTAGCGTACAATCATACGTTGTTGCATCTTCGTTTAGCTTGTCTACATAAAGCTGTGCAGTTGTCTTTAACTGCTTTTCCGCTTGCGATACAAGCACATCAGAAACGCAAGCTGTATCAAAGCCTATCAGCCAAAAAGTATCTTCTTTTTGCGGGTGCAAAAATTCGTTAGGCACGTTAGTATCACTATCGCGCACTATCTCAAAGAATACTTGCGTATCTGATAGCACATTGTCCGGATTGCTATGCAAACGCTTAACTGCAACATCGAAAGTCCAACCGTTGAGTTTGCCGGAGTCTGCGTTGACTAACTGTCCGACTTCGCTGTCACCATCTTTAATTGTTGTGCCATCTTCGCGAGTATCACCGACTTTATATCTTCGGCCATCGCCAAAGACAACTTGCAGAGTGCTGCCGTCAATAATATACGCATCAGAAAAATCTTTGTCAGTGAATACATCGCCGCGCACTTGATAAGCTGTATAGCGGCGAGTGACTTCGCTGCCGTTCTCATCATCTTCTTTGTAGGTACGTTCAACAGAGCGAATTTCTTGTACTATATCTTCACTTGTTGGGTAGACATCATCAAATATAACAGTTTGCTCGATGGCTTGCTGCTCGCTCATGCCCTCGTATAAATCAATGTACTGCGCGCCATCTTCAGGGAGTGCTAAGCGAGTTTCAACAACACCATTTTTAATGACTTCGCTAGTGTTTTCGTCACCATAACGGCTTTGGAAGTATGATGCATTTACAAAACCATAAAGCAAATCGCTAGAATTGACGGTGAATTTATCACCCTCTTGTAGTGTGAGTGCTTTATCTGATGTAAATTTACCGTCAGCAAATGAGCAAGTAAACTCGCTATTGTCGGCTACACGAGTAACACGAATATTGCCAACTGTTGAGTTATTGCAAGCACGCAACTTATACGTTAAATCGCCTAGAGTTAGCGTAACACTTTCCGGCGCATTGCGGCTAACTGAATATAGCTTTAACGTGACTATGATGCGAGCATAGCGCAAGGCCTCTGACACATTAAAAGTAACATCGTCAAAACTCTCAAAGTTGTCAAGTGTGATTTCGTCAGAGAGTGCATCATTTGTAAATGAATAGTCTGCGCTGTAAGTTAGCGCATCTTCGCTTTGTGAGCGCAACCAACCAACTAACGAAAATGATAAAACACCGCTAGCGATTTTGCCGCCGTTGATTTTAATTGTCGGCTGCATCGTAGCAAAACGCATTGTATAATATCCGGCTGCTGATAGCTGATTTTCAATGCCGATTGCAGTTTTCAGTTCAATCGTATCATCGCCGTTAGTATTGTCAGCGTTCAGCGTTGTTGCTGTGTTTAATGTTAGCGCACTGCTAGTATCTAGCGAGTTGACTTTTGTAGTATTGAACCATGCAGCTTTTAGTGTGCGAGTGCTATCGTAGAAAGTATTACCGTCTACGCTGTCAGCCTCAAAAACAAGCTGACGGCGATATTTGCTCGTAAGGTTACGAGTTGATCCAAACGGATATATGCGCGTAGCTTTAGTATCTTGGCTCTTGCTTGGCGATATATCTGCAAGTTCATAACCTTTGCCCCAAATCGTTAATTCGCCGCTTTCGCATTTGCCAAAATGCAAAGTATTGCCCTCGAACCACCACTCACAATCAAAGTTGCTTTCGTTGGCAATAAGCTGTATTGCCTCTAACACTGATACATTTGTGTAAGTGATAGTTTTTGCGCTGCTATCAACGCTATCATCAATGACGATGCGCCAATTTGTTGTGCCGTTATACAAGTATAGCGGATTTTTTGCTGCACTTGGCTCTAGCACTTCCGGTATTGGCGCACCGTAAGCTAACGCATTTATTGAGTTAAGTATCTGCGCTGCATGAACCTCTGCTGTTGCTGTTAGTGTCCACGATGTTTCACTGCCGCCAACTTGCGGCTGAAATTTGTGTACCTTGTTTTGCAGCTTACAATATTGATTATCTAAGCGCAATTCATAATCATAGCTATCTGCCGCACTTTGTGTAGGTGTTTGTGCAGTTATTATTTCATATCGGCCAACGTTAAGTGTGTTGCTTTGTGCATCTTGCACCGCAATATCAGCATAATCACCAATTGCAAAATCAATCGGTGCCGAAACAGAGAATTTCAACGTTACATAATCGTCAGAGCCTAGTTTGCAAACTAGCTTAGAGTCCTTGTTAATAGGTGTTGAAAAACGCGCTCCGCTACCATCAACGGCCATTATTCTTATTATTTGTGCTGCCATATCTCTTTAGCAAGTTGTGCGGTTAGTTGGGTCAGGTTCTGTCAATGTTATCTGTTGCGTTGCCGTTATCAATGCGCCGTTAGGATAAAATTCCGGTGTTGCGCGCTTTGTTAGTATCAAGTTGAATACTTTGCCGATTGCCGGCACCGACCATGCAACAATACCGTCAGAGGCTGCCGAGCATAGCGCATCAAAGTTAGCGATGCAAGCCGCCTCGTCTGCCGCCGTAGTAACTAGCGTGATAGATAGTTCGCGTTCTGCAAGGTGCCGCAAATCTTTACTAACCGCACTGTAACGTGTGCCGCTTTCGTTGCGACTTTCATTGCTGACTGATTTTTTATATTCAGTTGCACCGAGAAATGCTTTATAGGCACCTTTTTGCAGCAAACAACCGTATGTGCTAAAGATATTGTTGCCCGCTAGCAAAGTGCGTTGTTTTATGAGTGTAGCCATAGTGCTATATATTTTTTGTGTTGTCGTTTATTTTGTTTAATGCTGTCAGCATAGCCGGCAAATTCGATGTGTAGCCTTCGATTTTTGCAAGGTGTTCGGCTGATGTTGTTTGAATTTCAACACTAGCTTTAACACCTTCTACGATTTGTGCAACATTGTAGCGCATTGATTGCGTATCGGCATTTATCGCAGTGAGTGTGACGGTTTGCGCCTCAACTTGTGAGCGAATTGCTTCACCGGCGATTTGCAGCGCAGTAAAGCGACCGTTCAACTCGTCTGCCGTAGTTGCCGACATTGCCTCAAATCCTTTGCTTGTGCTGCTTTGACTGCTAGTTATATCGTAGCCGGTAATCTCTGCAACACTGTCGCGAATATCAACAGCCTCTTGCGCAAGGCTTTCGTATGTTGCGCGCAATCGTGACACGTCAGCACTAGTTAGCTTGCCATCTGCCATGCTATCGGCAAAATCATCATACCATGCTTGCAATTCATCACCGAGCAAAGTATTAATTGATGTCGTTAATTGTGCTTGCATGAACTTTTGCGATACATCATCTAAGAAATCATCTACATCTGTATCCATATCCATGAGCGATGATACAAAACTATCGCGTAGGCTATCGAATGAAAAACCCGTTAGCTGCTCATTGAGTGTATCAAGCAAATCAGAATACTCATCGCCGTAATCAATCAGCTTTTCAAGTGCATCACGAAAATCAGAGTCCATGCGCCCCCAAAGGCCTGAATAGTTTTCGCGTACTTTTTCAAGCTGCTCACTTGTCATGTTAGCAAAATCGTATATCGAATTAAATTGCGCGCCCGTGAGAGCTGCAATCGCAGTAGCTTGATTTTGCCATGTTTGGCCGTTGAAATCGTAATCGTCAGAGCCGCGCCACATCTTATAACCAACAGAGTGAGAGCGCCATGATTTGCCCTCGCTAGCTTTAGCCTCAACGATTGACTGCTGCACTTCTTTTTCAGTTTGCAAAAGCTGCAAAGCCTCGTCTGCTGCTGCAACAGCCTCTGCGCCCCAACTCTCTGTAATATATTCTTTTTTCTTTGATATGAGAGTATCCCAAACTTCAATAACGCTTGAATACTTCTCCATCAAATCTTGGTATTCGTGATTTGCACCGCCAAAGATTGTATCGCCGAGTGAATAAACTGCTGAAACCATTGACGAGGCTGCACCGATAAAGTTGCCTTGTGAGAGGTCTTGAAATGCAGTAGTAACGTTACCCATAGTATCAGCAACACCTTGCACTGCACGACCAAAACCGCTATCCATATCAACACCGAGTTTGTCAAGCAAGCCGGGTAGCTCTTGCACGTTAGCATTTATCAGACCCATCATAGAAAGCGTGCCTTGCATCTTGGCCGATGTGTCCTCTGAAAATACTTTGACTTTGCTTTGTGTTGCCGATTTGTTTTGGCTCGTTTTATCAGCTATATCACTTGCTGACTGCGCATCCGTTGTGGCTTGCACAACTGCACTAACTTGTTTTGTGATATTGGCTTTCTGTGTGGCTGTCAGCGTAGTTGATTTTTGCACTTGCTGCACAACTTCACTGATGTTGCTGCTATCGGCTTGTATTCCGTTCTGCTGCAATAGTGAGTTAAGTTGCTTTTGCGCTGAAATCAATGCCCCTTGTGCTTGCAGCTTTCGCTCTTGTGCTATCGCATCGGCTTCTGCTGCATCTGCTGCCTCTTGCTGCAATTGCGCTTGCTTTTGCAAGTAAGGATTAACTAGGCCAAATGCCTCTGCAATTTTATCAGAATTTTTTGCAAGCTGCTCATTGATTTTGTCAATCTGCTCTGCTGCAACTTTATATTGGTCAACGGTCAGCGAGTTATCCGATAGCTTGCTTTTTAGATATGCTTTTGCGCTTTCTAATTGTGCTTGTGTTAACACTGTAACATCGCCGAATACACTTTGCCAATCTACATTGCTTTCAAGCGATTGCTTATCAAAACTCTTGCGCTTTTCTGCTCGCTCTGCTTGCAAGTTCAACACATCAGCAAAGTTGCCACCGGCTTGTGCTGCTTCGATGCGTTTCGCATAGCCTTGCTCCATTGCTGCGCGCTGTTGTTGTAAGCTGCCGTATTTGCTGATAAAGCTAGAGAGTACGTCAAGCTGCTTTTGATAGGCTGCTTGTTGTTTCTGTGCTAGTTCTTCATCAGCTTGTGCGATGGCTGTATCATATCCGGTGTTAGTGCGTGCTTGCTCTGCAAATTCGCTGACATCACGTTTTTTGCCGCCGTTAGCGTCTGCATCAGCTTTTTGCAATCGCAATTGCTCATCTTCAAAGGCTCGTTCGATAGCGTCAATCTTTTTATCATGGTTAAGCTGTATTTGTGCGAGTTCTTTGTCTAAGCCTTCAGCACGTTTATCAATTGCAATTTGTGCCTCTGCATTGATTGCATCTTCTATTGCGCGCTGCGTTTTTAATGCTTCGGCTTCGGCTGTATCGCGCACTGATGTTGCTGCTTTAACCGTAGCTGTTTTTGCAGTATTTGCCGATGTGCTTGTTGTATCTGTTGTTGTATCTTCGTGCACATCTTTAACGAGTGAGCGCGCTGAAATCATACCCGTTAGCATATCAACTCGCTCTAATGCTTTTTTGTTGTCGTGCTTAAATTTCTGCTGATATGCTTTATATTTTTTATCATACTCGTAAAGAAATGCCTCATCTGCTGTGCGCGCTGATGTATCTTGCGAGTTTACGATTGCTCCGGCCATCTGCGAGTTCTGCGCTGCTGCCATAGCGGTACCGTTGCTCACTGTCGGCGCTTTTGCTTGCACTCCGGCTTGCTTTAGCTGCTTTGCTCTGTTGCGATTTTTTGCTATCCACTGCGCATCGCTAGCATTATCACCGTACCACTCTGCAATCGTTTTTGATGTGTCAGCTAGTGTTTCTTGCAAACCCTTCGTTAGTGCACTTTCGCGAATATCACGAGTTAGCTGACGATATGCTGCTGCTGCACCGCCTACAAGTATTGTTTCATCTTTGAGATTTTTAAAATAGTCAGGATATTCGGTTTTCAATGCTTTCACTGCCGACATTCTTTCCTTCATGCTCTGATTTACATCAGTAGCTTTTTTGTAAAGCACATTAAGCGCACTTTGCTCTTTTGCGACATCACCGGCAACTGACTTCATTGCATCGCCTAGCAATTTAGTTTGCGTCACTGCGTTTTTCGTGTGCGAATAAAATGCTGCTATGACTGCAACAAGTGCCGAAAGTGCTGTGATTATCCAACCGAATACCGGAACACTCTTTATTGCAATGCCGACTGCGCGCCATGAAAATGCGTGCGCTGTATTTGCTACGGTGCCGGCCTCTGTTGCTGCGTTCATCGTTGTCTGCGAGGCTGCTGCACTAGCATTAACGATTACTTCTTTTTCTTTTTCTGTGTTCGCAAGTTTTTCGCTAGCGACTTGCGCTGATGTTGCTGCTGCTGCTTGCTCTTTGCATTGCGCCCACCATTGCTCTAGCTTTGAGATTACACCGAGCCGCAAAGCACTATCTTTGTTTAGTGCGTTAAGCGTCTGCTGAATACCCATAGAAATTGACATCACAGCCTGAACTTTAACCATTGCACGCTGTAAGTTTTCGCTTTCACCGCCAAACAAAGTGACTGCTCCGGTTGCTGCTGTAAATGCTCCGGTTACACCTTGCACACCGGAAATCACACCTTGCAATCCGGCATTATCATGAGCAAGTAACTTCATCTGTGTTTTTGCATCGCTCATCATATCGGTTAGCCTTGCACCACGTTCACGCAAAGCATTATACGCATCTGTGCCACGCAATCCGGCTGCCTCCATTTCTGCGAGTGCTGCCGCAATACCTTTAATTTCAGCGCGCAAAGATTGTGTGCTATTTTGCAGCTTGCTTGTATCTATTTTATTTGTCGCATCTGTACACTGTGCAACTTGTGCACTCTGCTCTTTAAGTACATTGTTGATGGCTCTGCGCTTTGCTAGTTCTGCGTCTAGCTTTTGCAGTGCTTTTTCGATGTTGTTGAGTTCGTTTGAATTGTAGTTGCCGACACGCTGCTGCTGCAAAGCATTGCGCTTACGAGTGAGTGTATCAATTGCATTTGTATTTTGCGTTAGCATTGATTGCACGTTCTGCGTCACGCGCGAAAGTTCTTTGCCTAACTCTTCGTATGCTTGTTTGCTTGTTATCGAGCCTTTCGCTATGCGCTGCGAAATCTTTTCAATCGCAGAGCCTGAACTTTCAACGCCGCTCTTAATTTGTTCGAGCGATTGCAACATTTCGGCAGCACCTTTTTTGACCTCACTGCTATCAATCGTATAACTCGCTCCTAGTATATCATCGCTATTTGCCATAACACTGTTAGTTTTTGCTTTGTGTACTAAATTCGTTTTTTACATCAAATTCATAAACACATCATCAACTTCTTGGTACGAGTTCTTTTTTGAGCTTTTTTTGCTTGCTCGCTGCGCTATCGCATCTATATCGTCATTATCGTCTTGCTGCTCGTCATTATCGTCTTGCTGCTCGTCAAATGGCTTAACTGATGGAATTGCTGCATTGAGTAGTATTAGCGTCAAGTATGAGCGTTTGTTTAACACTTCGTCATAACTCATGCGAAAGTATTTCATTACTCCGCCGATAAATCCCCACGGGGAGTCACTTCTTGAATATTCGTCTTTTTCGTCACTTCGCTCACTCCTTTTAGGAAAGTTAAATGAGTTAAAAAAAAAGTTGCTGAAAGACTTTCGCTGCCCTTTGAGATTATGCGCTGATACGCTGCCATCGTCAAGTTGTGTTTGATGTAACGCGAAAAGATTTTGCGCATCACGCGGCTACGAAATAGCATATCAAGTGCTATCTGCTGACAAATGCGCATATCTTCGTACTTGTTGAGCATTTCAACTACCGGCGCAATCTCTACACCATCTTCAAGTTGTAATTGTGCCATCGGTTCAATGTGCGCACCGATAGTGTAGATTTGTGCTAGTGTTAACGGGCGCTGACGAAATGTGAGCGCTCCGATGCGCACCCACTGCGAGCGCTCTGTTAATGCGTCTGCGATTTTTTGTTTGCTCATGTTTTTAAGTTGATTGTGTAGTTGCTTGATGTAATTTGTCACGATAGTTGGCCTCGAACCAACAACTGCAAGCGTGTGTGCTCGCTATTTTAACCAATTAAACTATATCGCTACGGCTTGTGTGTGCCGTCTTAGAGTAATTTAACCTTTATAATTCGCAAGAAAAAAACTATGAGCCTTATTCAACGAATTTCCAACGTGCACCGGCAATCTCTGTGCCTGATGCATCCAAAAGCGCTTGCTTGGTGCAAGTGATTGTAAGGTTTGGAAATCCTGATTTACCGATTGTGCCGGCATGAACTACGGTAGTTTTCATGTTAGCCCACTCGTATTGTTTTGCTTTAAACTCGCTGCCCAAGTTCTTTGTAATGACTTGCACTGCTTGGTTTTCGAGTTTAAAGCCGGGTACTTCTTCAAGAAATCCGGTTGTTTCGTTTTTCTTGTAACCCATAAGATAAGTATAAGCAGCTTCGGAAAGGTCATACACTTGCAATGTAAAGCCTTTAGAACCTTTATCGCTTTCGAGAGTTGCATAATACTCATCCATATCTTCAACCTCGATGTTAGTTTCAGACGGTGCCGCATCGTTAAAATTGAATTGGTCTTTAACGAGTGCTACGGCTGAATACACCGTTGCATCATCCCATTTAGAGGGAAATGCGTTTGCCACAGCGTTTTGAAATTTTACGCTGCTTAGGCCGTATGTTGCATTTTTAGTTGCCATAGTAATTAGTAACTTTCACTTTTACGTTAATGAAATAAGTTTTGTCGGTATCTTGCATGGCATTGCTGTCACAGTAGCGCGCAAAATAACAGTTATCAAGCACTAGTTGCTGCTCTAAGTTTTCTTCACTATCATCATCTATCGGTATGATGCGCTCAACTTCTGCAAGTATCTTTTGCAGCGTTTCGGTATCAACTTCTCCGGTAGAAAGCTGCGGTGCGTGTACATTAACATTGACTGTGTTGCGAGCAAAAGCCGTAGTAAACGGCAGCGAATTTACGACAATGTAATTGCCACTGTAAGCTGCAATTTTCTGCGACTTAAACACTGCGACATCTTCAAGTGTCAAGTTCTCTTTTATGTACTTTGCAAGTGCTGTGATAGCTTGTAAACCGTTCATCTTTGCTTGTGTAGTTAAGAAATACCACCTCCTTGTGTTTAGTGTTAATTATTGCGCATTAATAAACTGCGAGTGCACTAAACTAGTGATTTGATTTTTGCGCGAATTGCTGCCATATCAGTTTCGCCATGCGCGATTGTAAGCGATAGCACGTTATAACCTTTTGCCTCAACATAGCGGCCATAATTCATACCCGCTACAAGCATCAGAGTATATCCATGCGATGTAACTTTATCGGGGTGTGCACTAGCATACTGCGAGAGTGCTGCGAGTGCATTTTGCTGACCTTGTGTAGTGCCTTGCTCATCTGTTAGCTGCTCAACAAGCCGACCATTGTAGTAAATGCTGCAACCGATTGATGAGCGCAAGTTGCCGGTTCTATCCGTATATGCGCCTTGCACTCTTGCATCAGCTATCAACGCATTGCATTCGCCGCGCAGCACTTCGATAATAGCTGCATTTGGCTCATCTGTGTTTTGTTGCTGCATCATGCGTTCTAAACGTGCGCGCATTTTTTCAAAGCCGACTGCCTTGCATCCTATCAGAGCCATATTTGCAAATATTGCTTTACAGGTTGCACTGCAACAATAGCTAACGTTGTATCAAGTGAACCATCGCGAGTGACGATGCGCACACTTTCACCAACTTTTGGCCTGATGTGTGGCCGATGCACTGTGACTTGTAGTGAGTATGTGTAGCTTTTGCCATCTTCACCCACGCATTGCTGTGAGCGTTTATTCGTAGTAACAACGCAATTGCCGACATACTCCTCAACCGTCTTTTGCACAGCGTTTAGGTTGTCATCTTGCTCTGTTACTATTGCAACTCTGAATAATTTATCTTCAAATCGCATTGTTTCGTTTGCTGATTGGCTTTACACTACATAACCGGTACATAGCGCACAGTTGGTTCATCTTCGTCTGATAGCACAAGGAAAGGCGACAAGCCGCCGGCCGCAGCTAGCGACTTGATGCGCCTTTTTACATTGTCAGTGTTGTACGAGTGAGAAACACCGGCAAGGCTTTCAGATGATAGCGTAGCACCTTGCCAAAGCAATCGCATTGCTGCGAGTGTGCACACTTGCATATTTTCGGTTGTGTACGGCTCGCCGCTCATTACTTCATCGGCACCGAGTTGTACTGCTGATTGTGCGAGTGCAACTTCAATCGCTGCATCAGAAAATTCAAACGGCTCAATCAGGCCGAGCACTGCGTCAATTACTTTCATCTTTCTGCCTTATTTGTATTTGTCACTGTTACATCTGTTATCGCTTGTGAATTTGCTCTATTCTGAAACGCTGTCTGTTTTAAGGATAGAGAAATTGTTTTGGCCTACGAATACGGGAATACCGTACATTTCGTAATCAATGAAACGACCGTTAGTGTCGCGCCAAAAACCTACAAGGTTGCCATCGTATTGAGCGTAAACTTTGTTAGGTTGCGGGTCAACAACTTCCAACGGATCAGAGGCTTTGATTACTGCGAGTTTGTCACCGGTCACAAATACTACACGATTGTCAATTGTCATGTTAGTAGTGCTGCCATCGGCCAAAGTAATAAAGCGGTCTTTATCAATTTGAATTTCAGGCAAAAGTGATGTGCTGAAATACTCGTTTACAGCGTCAATGCCGATAATGCCGTTGCCTTGTACACGTTGCTTTTGTCCGGTTTGAGTAAACGCAGCTTTGAATTTTTCTGCTGCACACATCAAACGGAAAGTGCGTTTGCTCATGCGGATAACGCGAACAGTTTTGCCTTTCGATGCAAGACGGTTTACTTCGTTTTCAATATCGGTCAGCGGGTCAGCATTTTTTTCATCGCTCCAAAGTGCTTTAACACCGGCAGTGTGTGCACCGATAGGATAAGTAAACGAAGCTGACGATTTCGGATTGTTTGAGCGGCTAACAGTTTGGGTGCCGTTAAACAAACCTTCGAAATAAAGCAAGTCAAGGCGCTTGTGCGGTGCGATAACTGCTTTTTCAAACGGGTCAAACAAGAATTTAGCGAGTTTAGCAGCCTCTGCTTGTGCTTGCTCTGATGCAACACCGGCAAAGCGAGCATTGTAGCGACCTTCAAGATAGTAGTATTGCTCTAACTTATCGTTTGAAAGTTGCCATTCATCAGCCATGCGAGTAATGCGGCCTGAAAGTTCACCGGCAGTAGGTAGTTCATGTGTAGGTTTAGCTGCATTGGCTGCAACAACTGAACCGACTGCTGCTGCAAGATATTCAGCGATAACTTCTGAATAAACTTTTTGCGCAGTGTATTCAACTTCTACACCTTCGTTTTTGTATTCTGCAACATAGGTAGATGCTACCATGTTTTGGTCGATGAAAGTACCGAAAGCATTAGGTACATTCATCAGTGCTTGAATAAGTGATGATGTTGCCATTGTCTAAATACTCCTCCTTTCGTGATTAGATTTTAAACACGTGCAAAGCGCCGAGTGCTGCTTTGATTGTGTCGTTGATAGGATAAGGCAGTGAGCCTTCTTCGATTTCGTAAACTGCGAGAGTTGCGGCCAAGTCAGGTGTGCCGAGATTTGCAACAGTTGCAACAACGAGTGCTGCGGTACCTGAAATTTCAGCATTGATAACATCGCCGACTTTGAGAGCAGCCGAAAGTGCCTCAACTGTGAGAGTGTCGTAAGCGTCACCAACTTCGATGGCTGATACTTTAACACCGGCAATAGTATCGCCGACTGCTACGAGTGAGCCTTTTTCGATTTTTACGCTAGTAGCTGCTTTTGCTGCTTCCTCGTAAACTTTCGCAGTTTTGATGATTTGCGCACCGTCAGCGCTAATGCTGATTGGTGTGCCTTTTGCGATTTCGCGAGTGCCGGCCGGAAGATTAGAATTAATCAACGAATAGCCGCCTTGACGTGCTACAAGTGACTTTTCATCCCAATTGGCCTCTTTAATCGCGCTTTGAGTTGTGTCTTTGTAAAACATTTCCTAATTCTAATTTTGTAGTTTCTAATATACCCCTACACACTTATTTGCGACCTCTGTTGCAAGCGTAGTGCGTAGGTTTTAATGCTTAACGCTATGTTGTGTAGTTTTTCGCGTGCAAGACAACAAGTGTTGTGATTGCAGATTTAAGCGCATTAGAATTTTATAGCAAGTTCAGATATTAGTAAAATACTATTTTTGCCGCGTTTTCACGCTCTTTTTTGCTTTGGCTAGTAAATTGCACATCTTTGCGCTGAAAATCGCTTAGAAACGATTTTAGAGTACAAATTCAGTACGTTTTACTTGTTGGCTGCTGCTTGCGCTTTGTTGTAATCGCCGACTTGTTTAAGAAAAGCGAATACACCGTCTTGTTGCGAGCCTGAGCCGCCGCCAAATGCGCCGCCCGTTGGTGGTGCTGCAAAATCGTCACGCTTGTAAAGTTCTTGTTTAGCTTGCGCCCATTCGCTTTCAGCTTTCGCCGCTACGCTTTCCAAGTTTTCTTCTTTATCAAGCTTGTAACGTTCAGCAAACCATGTTGGCATTTTCTTGATGCGCTCATCTGCTGCTAACAGAGATTGCAAACGTGCTGCCTCGATTTCTTTACTGCGCTGCACTGCTGCTGCGTTGAGTGTGTTAATTTGCTCTTGCTGCTTTGAGATTTGCTCAATGAGTTTTGCGATTTGCTCATCGTGCGCATCTTTCGGCTGCGGTGCCGGTGTCGGTGTAGGTGCCGGTGTTGGTTTCGGCTGCGGTTGCGGCTCGTTCGGATTTATCCAACCTTCGTACTTCTTTGCGACACGTGCTGCTGCTGCTGTGTCAGCGCTTGAGGCTGCTTGTTGTATGATAGCTGCGATTTGCTTTAAAACACTGCCATCGCCTATGGCATTGCTTATCTGCTCATCTGTGCTCTCATCAGTTAGACCCTTTTCGCGGATAACTACATCTGCAAGGTTCTTGAGTTCTTCAGTTTTCAACCCTTTATCGGCCAATAAAGGTTTGATTGCTGCTAATACTTTGTTTTTCATCTGTTTTGCACTGTTTTTTACTGAAAAATTGAATTTGCCGCAAATATACAAATCAAAATCAAAAAAAACGAATGAAAGTAGAAAAAAGTTTGCATCGCGTCTAACAAAGTTATCAACAAAGTTGTGAATACTTTTTGAAAATAAAATTTTTTAAAAATGCGGATTGCTTATAGTTACTATACAGTTAGTATCTAGTATATATATATATTATATTATATTATATATTAAATTATATATAACACAAAAATGGCGAAAAAAATACTAGACTTTTTCACAATTGCTTGTATCGCTCGCACTTCGTGCTCGTGTGTGGTTTTTCTTTTATTTTTTGTTGATTAATTTTTTTATTTACAGCTAGTTACGTAAACGCAAAACAAGAAATAAAGGTCAATTTGCGCGTGTTAATTTGTGTAGTTTTTTGTATTCAAATGTTGTAATTTTTTGAGGTTGTTGCGATTTTAACGGAAATACTAGACATTTTCACATTACGAAACAGCCGTTTTAACTATAATACTAGATATTTTCACAATTGGCGGAAAAATTTTCAGACTTCGCGGCGATTTGTTAACGGATATAACATAAATTCGTTAATAACGTGCAAAATCTGTAAATAAAAAGATAGGCCGTTCACATTACGAAAGTTATTTTGTATTATTTTGACGATAGGCATAATATTTCAGCTTTGCGATGATTGCGCTAGGCTTGTATGCATCTGCTGCTCGCATCCGGTAGACATGAATACCGAGTCGGCGCAAAGCTGCTGCTCGTGCTTTGTCTTTTTTCTGTTGTGCTTGCGTGAAATGATAGCCGCCATCAATTTCGATGGCTAACCTTAACTGCGGCAAATACAAATCAACATAGAATGTATATCGTGCGGTTTTGAATTTCTTTTGCGCTATCACTGTATAACCGAGTTGCTGCAAGGTGCGTTGCGCTGCCATCTCGCTTTGTGGTCGGCTGCTCATTAAATCAGCTTTTCTATTGTCAATCATGTTGCAATGTGTAATTAATGTTAATTGTTAGAATATTTTTAGTACATTGTTAGGTTTTTCGCTAACTATGTTGTAACTTTGTAGACGTAAGGCATGACCTTACTAGTTGACATACAAATTTAACAATTAAAACTCAAAACATCATGACACAATCAATCGAACAACTACAATTAGGGCAGCTTCCGACTCGCAAAGATATTTACGGCGGTGCATACAAAATCGCCGGTGCTATCTTGCTTACTGATGAGCGCACATCAAAGCAAAAGTATTTCATCGTAGCTTTTTTAGATTATGCGAACAAATTCGGTGTTAAACTTTGCTCTGATTTCAACGTAACACAAAAACGTGCTGCTAGTATGCAGCAAATTCAATTCGATGCTGCACAATATTGCGAGTTTCGTAGCTGTGGTAAAGTTTTTTGGCGCTATCAATCAAATAAGCAAGCATAATCTCATGGTTAAGAATTTAGATACTTTAATCAGCAATTCACAGAGTATGTTGTCGGCAAAAGTTCGACAACTTCTCTGTGAGATTGTGTGCACTCAACTCTCTTTTAGTGTTGATGTTAGCGGCCTTACTGCCGGCTCCCTGATGATTGATTTTACAGAACATGGTGAATTAGTTAATCGCATGATTTACGTGCAACGTACTTCAACCGGACATATCGCGTTTTTTCATACCCTTGGCGATAAGATTGATCCGCACGATGACAAGACTTGCGCAGTGTATGCTCTTTTGGCCGTTATACTCTACGATGATGGCTTTGCTAACACAGTTAATGCGATTTATTCAGCTTATGACTTATATAAACAACAAGACAATGAAAGCAAGTAAACTATATTATACAATCTCTGTGATGCATCGCAATCAGGTGCACTATATGTATGACGCAGCGCCGACACTCACAGAGTGTGAAAGCATTGCAGAGCATTGCGGTCACTCGCTCGCTGATGGCGATAGAGTGAGCATATATCGCGAGGCTGATAATGGCTATTCTCGTTTAATTGCACACTATGTTCGCGAAAATGGCGAGTTCTTCAAAATGCAAATGAATTAACAACACCACACCATAAAAATGGCTCAAAAAATCACCTACCCACAATCACGCGAGCGAACCACTAAACCGCGGCCAACTCGCTATATTCGAGCAATAAAAGTAACGCGGCTCGCTGATAAAGAAATACATTACTTTTCAGGGCTTGCGGCTGTATATGCAGCTATTGGCAAACAATTGCACATCATCATCTCAACGATGTACGCGGCTATGCGCTGCTGCGGTGCCGTTGAAATTGACGGCTATACCCTAGAGCGATGCATCATTGATGCTAATGCGTCAGAGTTCTACACGTCGCAATCAGCTACGGCTAACGTATTTACAAATCTCAAAATCAAACAAACTACGCAATCAAATGAAACAACTGATTAATACGCATGAACTTCGCGGCGATTATTGGCGATTTATCAGCGAATGGCTGCCTGACTATTCAAGCAATGCAGATGTGTGCCTATCAAATGACATTGCAGCATTTTTAGAGTACGGCGATGATAGTTCTGACGAATGTAAAGCTAACATCGTAGCTAATGGCGGTGTGCTATCTGAACCGCAACAATTGCAATCTTTGCAAGACGCAACAGATGCACAGCTTTTGCGCGATGCAATGGTTAATTTTTTGAATATATCGTACAAATAACGGCAACTAAAAAACATCATGACATCACAGTGACGTCAAGGTGTGCCACACTGATTACAAGCTATTTACGTTTTGCACAATGTGCAACCAACTTTCCCACCTACGTTAAAAAACTAAAAGTGTGCTTGTTATGTTAATTTTTTTATCTAGCTTTGCGGTGACAAAAACTAAAATTGCTCTTATTTGAGAGCTTGAAAATTTTAATGATTATAGGCGGTGCATACCCCCGTAACGTTACTGTAATGGTGCGTTAAAAATCTCTGTTATATAGCAGTTTTGGTTTTTGTCAGCGGGAAAGGTGCGCCGCTTTTCTGTACCTACCAATCACTAAAATTTTTAAGCAATGAAAGAAACAATTAAAGTATTTAAATTCAACGGCGCCGATGTGCCAATGCGTTCTGCTGATGGTGAAATCTTCGTGAACTTAACGCAAGTTGCAAAACGCTTTCCGGACAAAAATCTATCGCAAATTATCAACTCGCAAGAAATCAAAGATTACTGCGATGCACTTCTCAAACTAAAAAATTGTAGTTTGAAAGATAAAAGCGAAATACGATTTTATAGTTCGGCTGATTTACTGATAGTTAGGAAAGGCGGAATTAACGGTGGCGGCACATGGGCACAAAGAAAAGTTGCTATTCGCGTAGCGCAGAAACTTTCACCGGAGTTAGCCGTTTGGATTGATGCAAAAATCGAAGAAGTGCTTTTTGGTGCTAAAAACAATGCTGACAAAGGTCTTTTCGATACATTCGCCAATACTTTCGCCACCGATGAGCAAACTGTTGCTGCTGAACTGCACAACTCAACTTCTGAAAATCTTTCTGTTATGCTGCACCTGATGCGATACATGACGCAAACAATGCAACAATGCGCTGCCACTAATGCTTTGCTCGCTGATAGAGTTAATGACATCGCTAGCACGCAACACACAATGCAATCGCAGCTTAACGATATACACTCGCAACTGTGTGGCAATAATACTGCTACTGACAACAAAGGCGAAAAACCGGCCTACAAAGTTGAAATCACTGCACCAATCAGCTACGAGCAAAAAGAATACTACTCACTAACAGAGTGCTCACATATCTTGCGCTTTCACTCTGCCGGAGAGTTTTTGAAAATGCTTAAAACGCAAGGCTTCGTTTACTACTGTCATGGCAATTATAACGTGTCTGAAAAATATCGCGATGCCGGCTATTTCAAGTATATCATGCGCGGCACCACAAAAAACAAACCAATGCTGCACGTAACACTTGCCGGTTTGGAGTTTTTTCGTAACTTTGTAACAATTCCGAGTTACCTCTTGAATTAGCAAATCAACACGAAACAACAAACCTAAACATTATCACAACAATGGCAACTAACTTACAGCTATCTGATGCGCTCGAAATGCAACTGCTCACTATCGCAGAATTTTCACGCATCGCTGACGAAATATCAAATCTGCACACTTTTGTTGCACAACTCAAAAGCACCGGCGCATTTAGCGATGATGATGTATTGAGTGCATACGTTCTTGACGCACAAAAATCTGTTGTAGATGCGCTGCACACTCTCTCTGATGATGTGCTTGCGAAAGTAAATGCACAACTTGCAGAACTTGAAAGTTAAAACAAGAACATTAATAATATTCCATTTTCCCCCTCATTTCTACGGAAATAAAAAAGCACCGCACTGTGATAGTACGATGCTTTTGTTTTGGCAACCAACCTAATAAATTTTAAGTTTATTGGTTGGGAATATTAGAAAATTTTTCATCTAATCGTTATACGCTGCAAAGATACTAAAATTTTATTTTTCGCCCTTGATTATTTGTTTTATTATCGCCGCATTGTCAGCTATGAAATAAGCACCGGTGCCGCTCTGCATTGACGCAGTAAGATTGTCGGCCTCTGCTTTGCACCACTGCTTAAATGCTTCAGGATATTCTGTTATGTAGCCTTCACGCGGCTGCCATGCGGCTTGTTGCTGCGGTGTTAAATCTAAATAAGCCAACCGCTCATCAAGTGAGCAAACAATCGGAATGACCGCACAACGACATCGCGGGTGCCATTGAGTAAACACAAATTGCTTTGGGTAAATGCCTTGCAGCTCATCGCAAATATCGTATTCAGGGTGATTGTTCGACAACCGAATTTCATAGCCACGAGTAAACTTATCTGCGTTCATGCGCTGATTATCGGCAAAGCGATATGCCATGTTAATCTCGTTGCTAGTCAATCGCAATGCGTTTTGCCGGCTAGAGCGATAAACACCTCTGCCAACTCGCTCAATATCTGTGCTAGTGAAATGTACATTGCCCTCACTATCAACTGTTTTTCTGCGCCACTCAATTGTGTCTTTGACTGTGCCATCGCTTTGCATCTTGCGCAAGTGATAGCGCCGGTACACTTCGTCAGGCCGGTTTAATCGCTTGCGCACTTCTCGTGCTAATGTTTCTGCACTTGTGCCTCGCTGCAAACCATCTTCGATTGCTTGACTCATCGCCATCTCGAATTCGCTTTTGCTTTGCGATGTGTAGTTCCATACTCGCTGCGATAAGTTCAGGCCTTTGCGGTGCGCATCTCTGTATTGCTCAAATGCATTTTGCACACTCTTTGAATACTCAACGGCAAAAACTTCACTATCCGGCAAATCAAGCTGTGAGAGTGCTTGCGCTGCTGCTTTGTAGTTGTATTTCATTGCTAGCACTGATGCGTCTACAATAATGCTTTCGATTGCTGCTGCATACTTGTCTACAAGCCTTGCAACTCGCTTGTCAGCTTTCGGATATGCTGCAAAGTTAAACACATCGTCAGCGTCTAAATCAGCGTATTTAATGCCCTCTGCTGCGAGTTCTGCGATAAAACGATTAATTAGTACCTTAACACGTTTATCGGCGGCTGCAAGCATCGCAATTAGTTTTTTGTCTGTGAGTTTTGCCATCGTCAGTATTCAAAAAGTGTGTGTAGTTAGTGTGAGCTATTCTGTTGCCGTAGCGAATAGTGTTGTTTGCATTAGCGCATCGTTGTCGGCTTGTTGCTCTGCTTGCAATTGCTCAAAGTTTTCGCGCGCATTATCAACTAGCGGATTTTGCTTGACTGCGGTTTCTTGGCTCATCGTAGGCTTGTTGCCCGTTGATAGGTTCAAAAGCTGCAACTGTTCAAGCAAGTTCTTCGGCATATACGGCTCGAACTTCGGCTCAACTGCAATGCTATCAATTACGCTATCAGGCACAACCATCAGCGATGTTGCTATGCCGTTCTGCACAAGGTTATAACGGCGCTGAAACATCTCGCCGAACATCTCTATCTTATCTTCGGCTTTCATGTGCGGGTCTGTAAACATTAACTGTATTGCTACACCGCTCGTATTGTTACCTAACTGTTTCATCGTTTCAAATGAAATATCCGGTATTTGCGAGTATGAGAATACAATATTGAATAGCGTTGATAATTCGTTGTTTATGCTTGTAGGTGAATTATCCCACGAAAGCACTTTTAGATCCGCACCGTTTGCAAGCTGATACACACTGCCGGTTTCAGCTTTTTCAGCAAAACCTTGCACTTCTCCGGTAGCTACGTATGCCGGTTTACCAAAATAGTCATTAGTATCTGCCCAATTCGATAGCAAATCTTCAATGCGCGATATTGCCGGCTGCACATTGTACCACTCTGCGTGCTCTTGACGGTAATAAATCACCGGCACCTTTGTGAAACCATGCTTGCGCGGCTCTGATACTGCTGTTGGCTTGTTGCCCTCGAAAGTCATTTGCAGCACGTGCGTTGCTGTGTACACATCGAAATGATGCACTTGCGATGCATCTTCGCGCATTGTGTAATATTCGCGAGCAAAGCCATCCATGTTGCCGAAATCATCAAAGTGCGGGTGCATGATGTTGCCCTCGCTTGGCAAAAGTAATTTCATGCGCAAGCGACTTGGCTTGCCTGATGCATCAAGTTCAAAGTACCATAACTCTGCTACTTCTCTTTCATGCATGAGTGTACGAGCAAGCAATTTATCTTTGTACTTGATTTTGTTGTCGCGAAATACGTGCATCACTTCGTTGTAAAGTGCTTTAGCTGCATCGCTATCGCCCTCGCTCATTGCATAGCGCACCGGATTTGAAAACAAAAATCCGGCTGCTCTGCGCACAAGCAATTGTTGCAACGGTACAGCTATGCGGCACCGCTCTACGCTTTTCTCTGTGTAGAGCGGTTCACCGGTATTCTTGTCGCGTTTTCCGGTCGGCTGCTTAATTTTCTTTGGCTTGCGTTTCGTTCGGCTCATCACGTCATGCGAGTAAACATCCCACTGACGCTCAACTTCTGCCGTTGACTCTGTAAATGGCGGCTTACACGATGTTAGCTGCCTGATGATTGTGCTGCAATCTGACTCTTGCAGTATTTCTTCTATTGGTCGCATCTAATATTTGATTTTTAAGTTACACATTCTCTTTTATAATATATCTATTAGTTGGCTTGCAGTCATGCCGTTATTTTTGCCTTCGATAAACGCATCATTGACAGCATAACAAAGCAAATCAACAAATTCATCATGCGCTGCTGCCGGAAATCCGATGAGTTCTTCAACAAAGACTTCATTCCATGCATCTAGCACAAGGCACACCCTGCCGCTTTCGACAAATGGCGAAGCTGCGTTCAATCTAGCTTCTTTACTGTCGCGCGGTGTTGGTGTATAAATCACATTTAGTTGTGTGCTTTCGCGCAGTTGATCCACAACTGAAATGCCGTTAGCTTTCGGCTCAATGTGCAATTGCGAATTAAAGTTATAATGATTGTCGCGCACGTATGTTGGTAGCCAACGGCATAGGTCAGGAAATTTCATGCGCACTTGCGCTGCACAAAAAATATACAGATTGCCGCCGATGACAACACTGCCGATAATGCCGGTTGGGTCGTTCTTTACATTTTCGGTATACGCTGTATCAACAAAGAATTGCGTTGGCACATCAGCATTTTTGTATAACTGCTCAAACTCATGCTTAGAAATGTAGCGAAACCACTCTCTTTTAATAATGTTGCCGCCCTCAATTGTTGGGTGCTGCTGATACAAAGCTGAAAAGAAACGCGGTGCACGTGCTTGCGCTGCTTGCAATCGCTCTAGTGAGTGACGCTGCGGCCATAGTGCATCGCCAACGTGCCGCCCTGAATGTAGTTCACCATCATCTTCTTGCTCGCAAATAGCCGGAATTGAAAGCACTTCCCAATTCTGTGGCTCGCGCTTTAAAATTCTTCCTGCTAAATCATCATCATGCCATCGAGTCATGATAAAAATTTGCTTTGAGTCATTGTGCAAGCGCGTTAGCAATACAGAGTTATACCAATCCCATACGCGCTCGCGATATGTAGGTGAATATGCTTCTAGCGCATCTTTTACGGGGTCATCAATAATCGCAATGTCTGCCGGAGTTCCGGTCAAACCGCCCATTACACCAACAGCTTTATAAAAACCTCGCGAGCCGTTAATCTCGAACATATCAAGTGTATGCGAATAGCCTTTGCCGCCAACTTGCGTGCCGTCAAAAATTGCTTTATATTCTTCGCTTGCTAAAGTTTGTTGAATAGAGCGTGAAAATTGCTGCGAAAGGTCTGACGAATAGCTTGCTGCTACGATTTTAAGGCTTGGATTAATGCCTAATGCCCATGCTGGTAATTGTCGCGAAACTAACTCTGAATTGTGTGTAGCTATAAGCTCGCGCCCTGCGAGATAATAGCCGCCCTCAACTTCAATGCAATTGACAGTTTTTTTGCCGCAATCTTTAATAGCTGTGATAAAATGCTTGTATTTGTCGTTGCGATCCTTAGATTTTTTTCCTTGCAAACGTGCTAATTTTCGCGGCAAACGAAAAACTGCATCATCACGGTTAGGCGAAAAAGTAACACGATATTTCTTTGAAATGAATTTGCCGTGAAGTGCAGCATCGCCCTCTTTCAGCGTTGGCTTATAACCTAGTGTGCGCAATAGCTCAACTATCTGTAAAGCGAGCTGTTTGCGAATTTGCACAATCTCAATGCGCCCGTTATTATTGCAATAGCCGTCAGCATCAAGCAAACCTTGCAATAGCTCAATACGTTGCTGCGCTGCTGCGTGTAAATACTGCTGCGGTATGTGTTTATTTTGCAGCACGCCAATGCTCTTTAGCTTTGTCATATCAAGCTGCTCGAAAGTGATATAAGCAACTTTATCTTTAACGCGCTTTATTTTGCCATTGTACTGCGAAAGAAAAAACTTGCAATCGTCTATGCTCTTGCAAATCTGTTTATGATGAGAGCAACCATCACCTAGCCATAAGCCTAACAGATACGGTGGTATAGCGAGCGGTTGCCAATCAAAACTTAGAGTTGCAGCGCTCTTAATGTATGCACTTCTATCACGTGTTTTTCGCTTAATTTCGTCTGTTTCAATATTGGCATAAAACTGCGCTATGTGCGATGAATCGGGTATATAACACCCCCATTCATGATTATATGATGCTACAATATTTGCACCGCAAGCAAATTGAACTTCGCGGCATTGCCATGTGTACGGTCGCGTTGTTGCAAGCACTTTGACACGGCTGCCATCCGGTGCAAAAACCGTATCACCGGCTTTTAACTCTCCGTGCTTACACCAACCTCTATTCGCTGTCAGTATATCTGTATCAACAGAGAGAGCTTTGCCTTCTTGTGGCGGCATGAACACCATCAAGTTTTTACATTTGTCCTCAATGATATTTTGGCATTTTCGCGCAATAAGCTCATGAAACCATTGTGCATCATAGGCGGGGTTAACACATTGCACAAAGCGCAAAAAATCAGTGCGCGCATCAAGACGTTGCAACGCAAGTTCGCGTTGGTAAATCTCTAATGCACATGCAAAGCTGATGTTATCAAGTTCATCAACTTCTTTTGATTTTTTGCGCTTTGTCGTTGCCATGAATTAAAACGGTGTTAATCCTTTTTCGTAGTCGCTCTGTGTGCGCTGCTGCAAGTTTCTTTGCATTGTCGTATTTGACAAAATCGCTTTTCATTGCAACAATGCGCGGTGGTATATAACGGTTCTGCGCTATATCATCATCGGCTTGCACTATATCAACACCCTCGAAACCGTCAGTATCACCGAAATCTGCATCATCGCCCATGTTGCCGAAATCGCCCAACTCAAAATCATCTGTTAACTCAAAATCTGCCATAACACTTATTTGTTTTTGCGGTTCTTTTGCAATCGCTTAATTTCTGCGATGAGTTCTTTGCGGTTCATATCGCTGCCTGTCAATAGTGGTTTGCCGCCTTTGCCTGTCACTTCAAGCTGTTGCGCCGGTGCTTCACCGATAAGTTCGATGATAAACTTAATCGCAGCCAAATCAAGTGAATTAAACGCTGCTTTAGCGAGTTTTTGAATGAGCGCATCTTTGAATACAAACTCGTTGCCGCTCTTGTCTTTAATCTCGCTATTCATCAGAGCGCGAGCATATTCGCGCACAGTTTTTATTTCGCGTCTTTTCTTGCCGGAAGCAATACCGCCCTTGCGTGAAATTTCTCTTGCTTCGCTCTTACTTCGCTCGCTCGTTGGCTTTAAATTCTGCTCGTTTGCCATAAATCACTATGAATTAGGCTTGTTTTACTTCGTTGTACCACTTTTCATGCACAAAAATGCTTTCGATAGCGTCTTTGCGGTTGCCGTCTTTGCCTTGTGAAAAAATTGCCTTTTTGTTGGTTGCTGCAATACGGCGAAAATCTCGCGGCATTGAATATTCTGAAACAAATACCGGAAAAGGCGCATTTCTCAACCATTCATCAAAAGCGTCAAAATCGAAATCACAGAGATAGCCTTGCGTATTTCTGTAAGGCGGGTCAGCGTAAACCGTTGAATTGTCAGGAATGATTACATCGGCATAGCTGCCTTGCAACCTCTGCAACCTCTCCAAACTCTGCAAACTCTGCAAACTCTGCAAACTCTGCAAACTCTGCAAACTCTGCAATATAGTGTAATATCGCGTCAGTTCGTAGTAATCTTGCAAAAGAGGCATAAAGGTTTGCATTTTTTTATACTCGTTATACGTTGGGAATTCCCATTGCGATTTGCCAAAATAGTGACCTTGCATTTGAGTGTTTAACCGTCTGCCAACTTCAGCTTGCGTTAGTCCGCTCTTTTTTAGCGCAGTGAGCAACACAGAGCGCAATCGTTCAGCCTCAATCTCTCGTTTGGCTGAAATATCCACACCTTGCAAAACATAGCCATAGATGCGCTCGTGGTCGCGTTTAAGCAACTCAACTTGCTCAAGCCACCACTTTATATATCGCGCTTTTACTTGTGCAGAATTATTTTTTAACCATGCACCAAGTTTTAACTTGCGGCTGCCAATGTTTTTATCCGGAAATTTTGGCGGGTAAATCTCCATGCGGTTAAATGTGGTATAATCATTAAAAACCGCTGCCTCGTGAAAAGCGCGCTTATATCCTTCAATTTCTTGCGCATACAAATAGCCGCTTTGATTGTTGCCAAAAGACCAAATCAGGCGCACGTATGGGTCGGTGTCTTTTAGCCGCTCAAAATCTTCGCGGCTTATCCAACGTTTTTCATTGCGATATTTGCCCGCAACACCATCGCAAAACAACTTTGGCGCATCAGTAATATCATTGCAAATAAAGTTGTGCCATTTGCCTGATAGCATAGCTGCGTGAGTGATAGCACATCCTCCGGCAAACAAATCAACAAAATTTTCTGCTGCGGGCAACTTAGAAATCACCCATGGCGCAATCTGTGATTTGCTGCCCATGTAAGGTATGCCGTATGTTTTTTTGACTATTGCCATAGTTGCATTGCTTTAACTTTCCAAACCTAATGCTTTAACCAATGCAGTTGCTAAATCTGCATCGAATACTAAAAGCGCATCAACAACGGCTGCATATTGCTCGCTATCTTTAAGCTGTATCTTTAGCACCGTATCTTCTTTTGGCTTTTCGACTTCGGTGGCTGCTTTATCAGATATGCCATCGCCATCTTCACTCTCATCATCTGCGCCTAAAAAATCGCACTCTAAACCGAAATCTTGCAGTTCATCAAGTTCCCATTCATTAGCGAGTGCATCCCAATCTTGCGAGCCAAACGCAATGTTATCTTTGATGATGATAGCGCGCAGTACTTCCGGTGCTGTATCTTGCGCTAAAATTTTTGTCGGACAATCTTTAAAACCGAGTTCGCGCATAGCACGAAAGCGCATATTGCCGGCAATAATTACAAGTTCAGAGTTATCACCGTTCTTGTCGTAAGCAATGACTTCGCGCAATGATAGCATATCCGGCAAATCTTGTATGCTTTTCTTTAGCGCATTGTAACGTTCATCTTTGATGTAACGCGGGTTTTTAGGTACACCGATACTCTGCAATTGCCCTGAATTAAGGCGCAACTGCGATAGCTTTAGTGTGGCTTGTGTAAAGTTTGCCATGTGTGAGATTTTCGATTAAATGAAACATTCCAAAAATTCTAATATACCGCCTCGTTGCGTGTTTTAGTGTTATTGCTTGAAACGATATAAAATACTGTTGTACAATGCTAGCAAAAATGCTAACACTGCAAATATAGTGATAAAATGCAAAAATTGATTGAAAAAGTGCGATTTTCGCTCAAAAAGTGACAAAAATAATGCGATTATGCGTAAAAACTCGCTGAAAACGCTGAAAATCCTTGTCAAGATTATTGCAGTTAATTAATGTTAAATACTAGAATATTTTTATCAAAAACTTTGGTATATGAAATATATTTTGTAACTTTGTGATGTAGGAAATGACCTACAAAGACAAACTCAAAAACAAACAATTAAAACTCAAAACATCATGACAACTAAATTCAATTACACAGTTTACGCAACAATCGTTGAAGGTTCTGAAAACAACATCAACATCTATTCAGGCGAAGATTTTGAAAAAGCACAACAAGCATTTGCCGAGGCAGTTAAAGCGACAAAAGATTATCCTTTACTTAAAGGCATGCTTGCTTATGACTCTTGCGGAGGATCAAACGCTTATCGCATCGAAATTAAAAAACAGACCATTGAAGTTGAATACGATGAAGATGGCGAAATCGAAAGCGAAGACATTCGCGATGTCGAAATAATTGATTGGACAAAAGCGTTTATTTGCAGACGCTCTCAACTTGAAAGTTTATTTTAATACCAAATAACAAAACTATTAAATAAAAACTTACAATCATGACAACAACATCTTCTACCCTCAAAGCATCAGACGTTAAGACAGTAAACGTATCAAACAGCGAACGCGGCTACATCATGCACATTCACACAGTTGACAACAACACAATCACTCGCATGATTGAAGCAAAAGAGGCTCGTGAATTTTTCCAACGTTTCACAACTCGCGAAGCTCAAATCGAATATATCGTTGATTTGTTTAACAAAGAATACACCCAACCGCAACAGCGCAGAGTGCAAAGCTCAAAGCAAACCCCCGATGAGGAGCTTTACAACGCACTTCGCTCTTTAAAAGCAATAACTGGTTCTTTGAGCGTTGAGCAACAAGCTCGTCTTGAGCAGCTCGAACAAAAACTTTTTCCGGTGCTTTAATTAGAGATTAACAACAATATTCAGGTGAAGATTTAGAAAAAGCACAACAAGCATTTGCCGAGGCAGTTGAAGCAACAAAAGATTATCCTTTGCTTAAAGGTATGGCTGCTTATGACACTTGCGGTGGCTCAAATGCTTATAGCATCGAAATTGCAAAACAGACTATTGAAGTTGAATACGATGAAGATGGCGAAATCGAAAGCGAAGAAGAAACAAAATGTGAAGTAATTGATTGGACTAAAGCATTTATTTGCCGCCGTTCTCAACTTGAAGATTTATTTTAAGACAAACAACAAAAACATATATTAGCAGCAATCTCAAAAAGCGAGGTTGCTGCTTTTTTTGTGCGCACAAAATTGACACACTCTAATCAAAAAAAGAAAAACTCAATGGCTGCAACCATTGAGTTTAAATCTTCGTTTTGATACACTGATAGAGCAGTGCACGAAGTTGATTGTTAAGTTTATGGTAAATTTCATTTTGTACCAATTCACATTGGTGCGACAAAGATACAAAAAAAAATAAAACACAAAAAAAACGCACAACTTTCGCAAGCTATGCGGTGATAGATAATCTTATTATGGGAAAGATCCAAATTTCAAACTAATCAAAAAAAATCATGTATCTGCATCAGTTACAAAGATAGCAAATTTCAATGACTATCAAAGTAATCTTTTACTTCTTGTGCTTTCGCTTGCAGCTCTAAAATACGGTTAACTCTGTAAATTTCATCGTCAACTTGCGCTTCTAGTCGTTTGCAATCTGCAAGCTCGTTTTTATCGCGTGTATTAAAGTAACTGCGTTGTTTCGAGCGCATCATTGTTACAAGGTCAAAAAATTCTCTAGCGTTCATTACTGTTTGCTTTTAGTTCGTCAATAACTTGTTTATAAACTTCTTTGCGAGTCGGCAGTATTGAGTATCTGCCTTTGCTGCTGTTAAATGCCCACGGTTCTAGCGGCTTATCATACGTCAAAAGTGTAACGACAATTTTACTAACTAGTCCGGTCTTGATATGCTTGTTAGCATAGCTTTGCGCATCGGCTTTTGTGTCAAACTCTTTGTAGGTGATTTCAGTTGCTAGGCGCATCGCGTTAGTGTATTGCCAAAGTTCAACTTCATAGCGCACAACTTGCCCTTTGTCGTTGTACTCTGTTTTGCGTTCGGCTTTATCTTTAGTCTTTGGTTTCATCGTCAGCGAGTTTATTTATTAGCGCATCAAACGTTTGCAATCGCTGCTCAAAACGCGAAAGTGCAAATATCTGATTTGTTGTCTGACACTTTTTCATCTGCTGCTGCAAATGATGTATTTGTTTGCGAATTATATCGGCCTGATGCATCGAAAATTCTTTTATCATATTAATTTCACTCATCGTTAGCGCAACTTGCTTTGTTGGTGCTGCGATATTGAGCGATACAGTGTCTTTATCTGTTGTTGTGCTGATAATCTTGTCGGCAAACATTTTCGCACGATAAGCGTCAAGTTCAGAGAGTTTCATTTTATCGTATTTTGTTTATTATACTTCTTTTTCTTTATCTGTCGCATCAAGTCGCTAACTTTATCAGATAGCGATTTCATAATTCGCTCGCGTTCAGAGAGCAAACGCTGCAAACGTTCTATCTTTGCGCCTTGCTCATTGTATAGTGTTACAAGTGCTGCAATTACTGCTATCAGCACAGAAATTGTGAATACATACGCGCCATGCATGAATTGGCCGTTTGCAAAAAGTGTAAAAAGCACTGCGCACACTACTAGCGTGTATATCGGCCAAAGTATTTTTGTCACTACATTTTTCATTGTTATTTTACTTTGTTTAGTTTTACTTTTTCGCAACATGAAGCTATCCATCCGGCTAAATACGTTAGCGGCTCTTGATTGTTGATACTTGGTTGTACATCGCAGTAATCAAGTATTGCTAGTGCTGCATGAATACTTTCGTGCGTGATATTGTTAGCGTTCATCACATTGCGATTTGCAAAACGTATCATCACACCGCCTTTGCGGTTAATCTTGTCATAAGCACAATCGACTACGGCATAAGCATTGCGCGGAAACTCGCTAACATCTTCAAATCTATCTTCAAATTGTGTTTTGCTCACGCTTATCCAAAGCAACCGAGGATAGATAACGGGATTAAACTCGTGCAGCTTTATTTGCGATTTCTCTTTGCTTTTGCTCATAAACTCATAATGCATTAGGGGTTACATCATTGAGCAATAAAAGCAATTATTCGCTTGTTGCTCTTTGCGGTTATCAAACATCCATTGCACATCACGTTTTGAAAAGCTATCAGGATAGCCGATAATGAAGTTTTTGCGATACATTCCTTTACAATATCTTTTTATCTTGCGCACACTGCCACATGATACATAAAGCTGCTCATAGTGCTTGCGTTGTCTGCTCATCTTATCAGAGTGAGCGAGCATTTGATAAATTATCTGCCGCAAAGATTTCTTTTTGTATTTTGCTTTCATTAGTTCAAATTTTAAGTTAATCATTATCGTCTTTGAATACGCGGCCAATCATAAAGCCGAGCAAAAGACCAATAATAAAATACGTCATTAGTTCAAATTTTTATTCGAGTTGTTGAGCGAAGGCTTCGAGTTAGCAACTTCTTCGCTTTTATCTACATCGCCTAATAGCATACTAGCGAGCGCATTAATCACTAGCATACGCATCAGCTTGTCGCAGCGCATACAACGTGCAATTAGTGCTTGTGCCTTGTTTTCATCGTCACATATAAAAGTTGAAAAACGCGGTGTAATTATCACTGCATCTTCAATGCCTAACTCTTTGAGATACTTTTGTATCTTCTCAAGGTCTTTCTCTGTCGGTAGGCTCTGTGTTGGTTTTGTTTTCATCATCGTTAAAATCTATTGTTTGTTGTAGATATTTTTCAGCATACCATTCTTTGTATGATTTCTTACTAATCCACCAATCGAAAATTGCCTCTGCAATTTCTCGTTCTATGGCTTCATCGTAAACTTGCGCTTGATTTTCAGCACTAACGCTCGCGCAATTATCGTTAGTGCTATCTAAAAACCCCGCTCCATATTCCGATGTTGCGTCTTGGCGATTGATTTCGCCCCCCCCAATTTTGCACGCTTTGTCGGACTGAGGTATCGGCTTGCATCGCCCGTTGTCCATTTTTTTTGGCGATAGGAAGCGGCTTCCCTCGCTGCGGCAATTGGTAAATGTTCGGTTTGTGGGGGGGGGTGTTAACCACTTGTAAGTCAGATAAATTGGGGGGGGTATTTTGTGCGCTCATACCCTCTTTTCTAACTTCCATTATTGCTTTTATCCACTTTTCTTTCACATACGGATATTCTCTAATATCGCGTAGAGTGTTTTTGATTGATGCCATCGGACAGCAAATGCAACCTAGTCTGCGTCTGCCTTTGTCGTAAAGTTCGCAATGCGGCACGCGCATAACATCGTTTAAAAATTCCCAAACATCTTGCTCGCTCCAATCTATAATTGGCGATATGATGATTTTATCTTTGCCGTTGATGCACGTAACCATCTGCTCTTTGTGTTCAGAGAATTGGTCGAATTGCGTGTCTTTTTGCTTTTCAGCGCGTTTAGCTAGTTTTTTGCGTTGTTTATCACTCCATTCGCCAAAACCGTTCAAATCGCCCGAAAACTTGTGATTTGATACTTCTACTTCGTGACGTTTTGCTCTGCGGCTGCCTTCTGCATGGCGCACACCAACTAGCACAACTTTATTCTCGCCGCCTTTTTCTTTAAACTCCGCACAGCACCAACGAATTTTCATTGACGGCAGACATTTAGCCTTGATAAAGTGCTTGTAAATTGAGGTTTTGAGTTGCGTAAATTCAACTTCCGGATATTGTCGGCGGATAAAGCGAATGATTTCAGGTGGGTCCACACTTGTCGGTGAAAAAAATGCTTTAAACGGCACACCCGCAAGTTGCGCAATATGTATCATTGCTTGACTATCTTTGCCACCTGAAAAACCGAGCCAAAAACCGTTTTCGCTATCATACATCATAGCGATTTTTTGCGCTTTCTGCAAAAGTTCTACGCTATGCTGCATCTTGCGTTGCAAACTTGGCTTTGCTCGCTTTAGCGCATCTTCTAGTGCTAAATCTGTTTTCATTACTATTTTGTCTTTTTATCAAACCTTTGTAAGCGAGCGCACTTGCTTTGCGGAGTGCAAGCTATCGTTATGTGATACGAGTTATTGCCGCCTGATTGCTTTGTGCAAATCTCATTCAGGTAGTGCTTGCAGTTCATGCGATACTGCAAACGCTCAAACGTTTCAATGCCGTACTCATCTAATAGCTGCTGCGATAGTTGTGCGGCTTTCGCTTGCGTCATGTTCAAAGCATTAGCCAACTCGCTTACTTCAGTTTGGTTGTTGTTAATCATTGTTACTTTCTTCTGTATTTTCTAACTCATCAAGTCGTTGCGATACAATCATTACTCGCTGTCCTACTTCGGGTAGCTCAAATTCAGTGTAGCACCATGCGCCATATTTGAGCGCATATTGCATACCTTGCGCAAAGTATGTTGACATTGTATTTGTCCATGTTTTCTTTGACATAGTGTTTAAAGTTTATTTGTTTGGTAGTTCAGGTAGCGGCATCCAATTTACGACATTGACAGCTTCACCGTCAACTGTAAACCATTGCCCTTTGTCTTTGTTAAGGTAAGCTATTGCGTATTCATTAAAGATTATATTGCCAACAGCAACGATAACATCTGCTAAAACATCTTCATTGGTTGTCGGTGGCTCGTCTTTTGCGCTGCGCCAAAATAAATCTTCTTTGTTGGTTGGTATCATTTTGCTTTGTTGTTTAAATTGTTTTTTCGCTTAAAGTTCGCTTAAAGTTCGCTTAACTTAAGTGGTGGTATTTGCGGTAATGGCTGCCAATAAAGTATATCATCAATGTTTGGTGATAATATCTCATCGCGGCTATCAAATATATCATGGCGCGGCGCATAGCGAGCAACTGCAACTGTGCCGTATTTGTCTACTACGAGTACATCTTCAAACTCGCGCGGCAATTTCTGTTTGAGTGTGCGCCAATCACCATTTAAGTAAGCGAATAATGCACCGCAAACAAACGCATTTTCTAGCGTTATGTTTTCGCTCATGTGTGCGCAGACAAATGCTCGTGCTGCCTCTTTTAAATCAATCATTTTTCTTTGTTGTGATTAAATTGTTAGTATAATTCGTGAGCCTATAAAGCACAATAGCGCACCGATAAGTGTTTGCAATATCCACTTTAGTAATGCCTTGTTATCAGAGCGACGCAAATCTTGCTTTAGCAAAATTTCTCGCTTGTATTTAGCGGGTATATCGCCAATCTCGCGCCAATCTTCGCGCAAGCTGATTGCTAAAAGTATCACGCAAAAAGCGCAGAGAAAGGCAGATACACCGCTAATAGCTGATAATATTGCTGATATAATTTCAATCATGCTAGTCCAAATTCACTAAATCTGTTCTTTCTGTTGCAATTGGGGCAATACGTTACTACTTCGCGAATGACGCTATTGTAGTGATTGCGCGATTGTAGAGTGAATAAATCACTTTCGGTAAAGGCGAATTTTCTGCGGCAAACACTGCAATAGATTTCTCGCTCACCATCGCGCAGCTTTTCGCCCTCTTTAATTAATCTGCTCATTTCATTGCTTTATTTAGTTTTTGATTTCATAAATTCAAACAACTTTTTTAGCGTGCGTTTATTGCGCAATTTGGCTACGTTTTCGATGTATTCGCTTTCATCCTTGCGTAGCGGTCTGCCAATGTGGTTGCCGTAATTTATCATTACGCCTTTTGGTTTGTTGCTCATACTAAATCCCAAAATTTATCGTCAATAAATTTTTGAAACTCGCTATCTAAAGGCTTAATGCCTTTGAGTATTGAAGATATAAATCGTTCAAGTATCGTTTTCATATCAATCATCGTCTTTGCTGTTTATTAAGTTATTTAATATCCCATCGTAAACCGAAATTAACGCTTTTGTTTGCTCAATGTTGCGCTGCAATGCGTCTGCAAGCAATGCGGTATATTGCATAACTAACTTTGCGTTGATTTTTGCATTGTCAGGCTTGCCTTTTAACAGATAGTCAAGCTTCGATTGCAATCTATCAGCGTGCTTGCACATATCCAACTTTTTCTTGGCGGTATCTGCAATTCGTTCTTGTCGGTCGGTCATGGCTAGTTGAGTTGATTTTTACCGTCAATTGTAAATACTTCGTGTGTTGGCTTGCTGCCACGAATTTGCTCTTTAATGTAGTCCGGTGTTTTACCGTAAGCCTTAACTGCTTTGCTGAATATCTCTGCTGCTACATCGTATTTGAGCATATTGAATAACACTAATGCTACGAGTTCTTCATCATCGCCGTTAATCACACCGCGATTGTCACGCTTTGAAATAAACATGAATGACTCATCGCTGCCTTGCAACGTTTCAAGTTGCTTTTGAATTTGTGCAAAGATTTGTTTTGCGCTCTTTTTGTCTTTAGTTTCCATTGATTTTTACTATTCTTAGTTGTTCAATCTCTTGTTTTAACCTTGCGATTTCAGCGTTAGCATTGTCGCGGTCAATGATTGTCGCGGTTAGCACTTCTTTTGCGGTGCGCAAGTTTGCAAGTAAGTTCTCGTTCTCATCTTGTATCTTGCTGCCGAGTTCAAGCATTTCATCTGCTCTTTGCTGCCAATACTCGCAATCTTTGCAGAGGTTTGCGATAACAAGTTCTAAAATCGCTACAAATGCGCACCATGCTGCGGTCATGTAGTTGCCGAGTACAATATTAATGCCGCCCGCAACAAATACCGTTATCGCGACAATAACGAATAGCTTGCTTGGCTTAATGTTCTTTAGTCTGCTCATCGTCTATAAATTTACCTTGTTTAATTTCTTCGAGTACCATGTTTGATACATCTTGTACGTATTTCCATGCGTCAATCTGCGCGTGCTTGCTTGCGAATGTGCAGCACGCAAAATTGCGCATGATTGACATTGGTATTGATACTAACTCCGAAAAGTTCATGCCGCTTTGCGTAATCTCATCGCAAAATCGTTCAGCGATTGCGGCTGCTTTTTCTTCTGTAATCATTTGCTTTGTTTTTTGAGTTGTTTAATAAGTTTATCTGCTGCGTCAATTGCTTGTATCGCTGTATTGCCAATATCGTAAACATGGCGAGCATAAAGTTCTTTTACAATCTCGTATCTGCGCTGCTCCCAATCTATTTTGCTAGCGTCAGCAACTTGGTAACACTGCTCAAAAGCATTTACTCGCTCTTGCAAGCACTCCATATCGCGTGATGCTAATACATCTTTATCGTTCTTGTATATATCTAGCGCAAGAATGATTTGCCGCATGAGTTCTTCTAGCTTGCTGATGCGTTCTGCAAGTGGCGCAATTGCTGCATCATAGTCGTTCATTGACTCTTGCACATCGCTTTCGGGACAATCATAATCAACGTGCATCTTCTCTAGGTCTTTGTATGAGAGTCCGATTTCGTCATCAATGTAAATATCTTCAACTTCTTTGGGTGCTACGTTGCGGATAAATTCATTTTTATTACTGCTGTAATATTCAATGCTTTTGACTGAATGCCATTCGTCATTTACTTTAATTGTCATCTTTGTACTTTTTATCTAGTTTATTTATATCTTCGTCTAGTTCGGTTAATGCGCCTGAAATAGTGCCTAATGCAAATCCGAATAGCGAATGTGCATCAAGCAATTCATTGAGCGAAATTTTGCCTTTGTCTGTGCGCACATCTTCAATTTCGTCTGTTGTGATTGTGCGCGATTTGTCAGCGTCAACCACCGTCAGGTCAACTACTTCGTGCCATTTGTTATTTACTTTCAGTTGCATCATCGCTTTCGTATCTTTTATCTAGTTGGTTATACTTTTCGTCTAGTCTGCGCAACGCTACCGACATCTCGCCTAATGCGATGTTCATCTCTGCGTGCTCGTCTGCTAGTCTGTTATGCGAATAAAATCTCTCTGTTAAGCGCACATCGTCTATCTTGTCCGGTGTGAGTTCTTGCGTCACTCCGTCAGCTAATATCGCTCTGACTTCGTGCCATTGATTGTTGTATTTAACTTGCATGATTTAAAATGATTTTAATTAGTGTTAGTACTATGAACATTGTTGCGTTTGCGCGTTTATAAATTTTATTGTCATTTCGTCTACGAGCGCAAAATCGGCACCCGCATCTTTGTCAAATGATAGTTCGCTATCCGATAAGTAAGCTGTCGGCTTGGCGATTATCACCGCACCTTGCTCTAGCTGCACAAGCGAACCAATTATGCTCTTGCCGTTGTCTAGTCGTTTTGCTGCGAATAAGTACATTGTTGTTTAATTGTTGGGGTTAGTGTTCAAAAATTCTGCCGTCTTGACAAACTCAACGAGTTGGCTTGCATACTTGTCAATATCTTCTGTGCGAATAAGACCTTTGCACTCACCGAGCATTGTTTGCATGATGCGGTAAATATCGCGCGGCTGCGAAAGTAATACAGAGCGATTGCCAAAACTCTTAACCTGACTATCAAGGTACCTATCGCAGTCAAATACGTAGTTGAGCAATGCACGATAGGCAAACAAAGCCATGTAAACGCTAGTGTAGAAGTAAAGCATTGACTCTGATAGTTGCGGCTTGCAATAGTGCACGTGCTCTTTAATGTTGCTTTCATACTCGCTCAACACTTCGGCAAATTGCTCTTGTAGGCCTATGCCGTTGAGTTCGTTTATATCGCGCAATTCACGCTGTTTGTTGTAGAATGTTTCAAACTCGCTGCGCAAATGCTTGATTTTTCGCACTTGCTCTTTGTAGTTGAGTCGTAACTGTGCTGCCTGATTGCAAGCATCTTCTGTATAATCGAAAGCTACCCATGCAAGCACTGACGGCATAAATGCTATGCGATAAATGTTGCCATCGCGATAAAGCACTTCGTCTACTGCATCGCGGTCAACTTCTTCGCTGATGAGCGATGGTTGCGCTACGAGTCCTTCCCACGGCATACGCTTGATAATTGTGTACTGATTTGCGCTCATGGTCGTTTATCTGTGTTTATTTTCCGGTAGATCCAAAACCGCCATCGCCGCGCACAGTATCTGATAGCGTGTCTGTTTCTTCAATCTCAACTTGCGGTACCGGCAATATCAAAAGCTGTGCTACTCTATCGCCAACTGCATAAATCTTGGCGGGTTTGCTCGTTTCTGTGAATACGGCTTTTACTTCGCCGCGATAGTCTGCATCAATTGTGCCGAGCATAAAGCGCGCATCTTTTTCGCGCACCGATGAGCGATTGACTAACAAACCAAAATAGCCTTGCGGTATCTCTAGTGCAATGCCTAGGCCGTAAACGATATTGCCGTTGCGGTCACGCTTTAGCGATACAGCCGTTACATCATATCCGGCTGCATCTGTCGTAGCTTTAAACGGCAAAACTGCCTTGTCGCTTAGTTTCTTAACTTTTAGTTTAATCATTTTCTTGTTGTATTTTTTGTTGTGGTATAAAGTTAAATTCTCTTTTGTACTTGATTGCCAAAACGTCAATCGTTGAATAGTGTATGCGCTGACCTTTCTTGCGCGCTACTTTCACTACTGATATTTTGCCATCTTTCGCCCAATTTCGCAGTTGCGTGACTGTGCACCCTAGCAATTCCATTGCATCTTCGCTTTCAATGCCCTCGCCATAATCGCGGCATTGCGCATCGAATTGTCGTTGCATCTTGCGCATCTCTCTTGCAAGCTGCTCTGCATGGGTTTCTGTGCGGCCTAGATTTTGGCCGAACTTTCGCATAAACTCTTGCGCTGCTTTGACTGCTCGCTTGTATGCTCGCTCTTCTTCGGCTGTAAAGACAAAACCTAAATGAGTGCGATAGCTGCCATCAGGTTGTACACCGTATTTTGGTGCCGATGACTCTTTGACTTGCGCATCATCTAAAAACAAATCTTCTATCATAGCGGCTGCTCGTTTAGTTGATAGTCTTTGTATTTGCCGAGTCTGTGCTTTATGCAGAATTGCTCAAATCGCTGCTGACGAGCCTTTGCTGATAGCCGCGCCGGAATGTAAACTACTGTGTGAGCGTCTGCACGCATTGCAATGACTTTGCGCTTAACCTCTTTTGGCACTTCATCTACTCGTTGCTTTAGGTCAGGTTTCGGTTTTGTTTCGATTTGCACTTTTTTCGCTCTCTTGCGCTTGTGCTCATCTTCTTCTTTTTTTTTCGTTTTCACTGCTTTTTTCATGCTCTAAATGTAAATGTTGTTTTTTGTAAGAAAATTTGTGAGAGTTGTAGGAGTCGAACCTACGCGCACACCGCTGCTCATGTGTCTTTGCGCTGTGCTACATCATGGCACAAAATCAAGTGTAAGTTGTTGACATTTTCTATTAAACTTATGCACTGCATTCTTTACACTGTTGAGCATTGCGAACTTGCTCCGGCGCTCGCTCTATGCGTTGCTTAACTCTCAAATGATGGCAGTGCTCGTGTAGGTAAGCAAAGCATTTGTGGAAAAAACACTCACACTACCATCGCAAATAACTAATAAATCTTAAGCATTGATTATTCTGCCGGTGCTTTGTCACTCTTGACGGTGCACTTCTCTCTCTGCTTTTATCGGCAGTCGGCTTTATCTGCAATCGCTGCGATATGCCTTTTTATGAGTAAAACATCATTGTGTTATTGTTATGTACAAACTAAAAAAATGCATCGCTTGAAATATCGCTACTTTAGCGATGCACCATCACTATTATAGTTATGAATATGTGGTTTTATTCATTTCTTGTGTTAGTATCTGTTGTAGCGCTTTCGTTAGTCGCTGTGCTGCAACTACTGCTTGCGCTGCTGCTGCATCAGAATTGACATTATCAGCATTTGCAAATATCTGCTGTGCGCTAGCTATTGTGACGCTGCGCCAATCAATCGGCTCGCTCTCGCTGCTTAACGGTAGTGTTAGCTGTGTTGGTCTGCTTTGCACTACGATTGCATTACTTGGTAGATTGTCGTTGCCGCCTTCAACTTGTATTATTCGATTTGCAGCAATGTACTCTGCCGGCCTTTGTGCTGTCTTGTCTGACGAGTTTATAAAATAGTTTTCATAATACCACCGCACAAACTCATCGTCAATGTTGACGGATGCAAAGTTGTTTGGTGTTTGCAGTGTCTTGTGGCCTGTCAAACGTGTTGCGCTGCGATAATCTGTGTGATTGACTTTGCGATGTGCAAGCACATCAGCTTGCCAAAGACACAGATAGGCTTTCAGCGCCGGCATTGTTCCAATTCTTCTTGACATTATTCTGATTTTTAAGGTAGTGAGTTTATGCATTCTTTAATATTTGCACTAGCGCATCAATTTGCTCATTAGCCGCCATTACTCGTTGCTCTAGCGCTGCGATTTCTTCTTCGTTGCGCTCAATGCATACATAGTGCAGATATGGCTCTGTAAATCGCGAATAAGTGACAAAATACGAGTATGCTGCATTAGTGCAACTTTGCGCCGCAATGATTTGCCAATAATATTCAGGCTTTACGCGCTTTAAGTCGGCTGCCGATGCAATACGTGCTGCGTATGATGCAAAGGTTGCCTCTTTCGGCACTTTGATTTCAATATTGACAAGTGCTCCGGCTGCGTCAGAGAATACACCATCAGGCGAGGCTGCAAAGTACGGTATAGTGTGGTGCCGACATGAACCAACTTCTGCATTAACTCTGACTGCGAGCATTGCTGCGAACTGTTGGCGAGCCTCATCTTCAAACATCACACCATATTGCATTGCACGATTTTCGTAAATGCCGTTATAGTATAAATACTCTTGTAGCGCATTATCGTCAGTGTACACCCTTTGGTTGATGCAACGTTCTGCTGCTTTCGCATCAAAATAGCTTTCTGCGGTTTTTGAAAATTCAGAGCTTTTGCCCTTGCTCATAATATTGTGTACTTCGCTGCCGGTGATGTAACCTAGCCTGCGCCTATACCAATCAAACGAGCGCTGTTGCTCTGTTGCTAGTTCAAACATAACTTTAGACTTTTAAAATAGTGTATCTGCTTTTGTTTCGTCAATTTCAGCTTGCAAAGCTGCTTGCCCTTGCTGCGATAGCGGTTGTTGCTCTGTTGTTACAACTTCTTCAGTGGGTTGTTGCTGTGCTGCTTGCGCTGCTTTCTTTGCTCTGCGCGCCGCAAGAATACCGCTAATCTCTGTTGTTTGCTCTTGTTGCGCCCCTGACTGTTGCGGTTGTTGCTCGCTATCATTGTCAGGGTATTCAGTATCAAAGTATGCAACTTCTACAACTTCGTTAGCGTTGTCAGCTTGCGCGATTTCGTCATTTGCGCGCACCACTGCTTGGTCGTACTGTATTGCGTTTTGCATCTGTATGCTCTTGGGCGCATACTTTGAAAACAGAGCTTTCAATACTGTTTTGCGCGCCATCGCATCGTAGTCGCTTTTCCATGGACAATCATAGCCACTGCGAAATGCTTGCGAGAATTTTCTAGCATGAGCGTCAACTTCTTCTTTAGTCCAAAACAAAGTCTTTGAAAAACCGTTTACAAGGTCAAAGCGCGCCATATAACCGATAACTTTATCAGATTTCTTTGCATCTTCGTCAAAGATGTAATCGCCGGTGAACTTGTTTTTTTTCACTAGCTGACCTTCAAAAACTACTTCGTCAATGATGTTTTTAAATTGGCCGGAGCGTTCTGCAAGTTCAATCAGGCCTTTGTACGAGATTTGAAATTGTGCTTTACCTTTGTAAGGTACGATATAAGCAAGGCCGATAGTTGGCACGATAGGCAAATTTAGTGTTGCTGCAACCATCGCGGCACCTATTACAGTCATTGGATCTGCTTTCTTTAATTGCGGGTTGCCGTTAGCTACTGATACAACCGAACTGATAAATCCGGCTGCTACTTTTTCGCTACCTAAAAGTGAAAGCACTTTGTTTTTAATCGCTTTAGAGTTCATAAGCGATTGCACACTTTGTTGTTGCGGTGCTGCTACTGTTGTTGTGGGTTTACTTTCCATGATGTAAGTTTTTAGAGTTTGTAAAATGAGTTAATTTGTCAAATATTGAGTGCTTTAATTGTCACTAGCAAAATTACTGCTTTATTATACATAAATCAAGCATTTTGCTAAATTTCTTCAAGCATTTAAGTTTTATTAATCATTGTGACATTTGTAATAATTCTAGCTACGGCGGCACTGCTGCGAGTGCATCGGTTGCGTTAGTCAAACCATGTGCTGCTGCGTATTCTGCCCATGATACTGATTGCTTGCGTTCTGTATCAAGTTGCTCGCGCTCTAGTGCTTTGCGCCTCTGCCACGATATTTGCCCTTGCGATTGTTGCTGCTGCGATGGCCGACTTTGCTGCACCGGCTTAACATTGCGCGCATACACATTGTTATTGGTTTGCAGCTTTCGCTTTACGGCATTATATACGTGCGACTTAAAAGCTGTGTAGGTTTTGTGCAATTCAGGTGGTGCTACACACCATTGTGCTTTCAGCGTATCAGCTACCGCCCAAAAATCCGCCGAGTTAATGCGTAACGATGCGCACAACTTTTCAACATCAGCTTTATTGCGAGGTTCGTAGAACTTCTCGAAATATCGCAGTGTTTGCTCGCGCATCTGCGCCTCTGCATCATCAGCACTCTTTTTCGGTGCCACTTCCTGATGTGTTGGCTGTTGCGTTTGCTGCACATCTGTTATTAGTAATAGATATGTACTTTGCAATAGTGCATCAGCGAAATGTGAGCACTCGCCATAAAAAGCATACCGAAAAAACGCATCATAAAGCAAAGCACGTTGTTGCGGCGGCAAATGCGCAAGGCACTCATATTGTCGGCGCTGCACTAGCACTGCATCGCAATTCTTATTCTTCGTCATGTGCAGATTGTGATTTTTAAGGTAATCAGTTTTGTGTGGGTGCTGCTCTAGTGTGCTAGTGTTGCATTGATAGAGTCAACTGCATGGCTTTCGATGTACTCTATATCAAGCGAATTTAATTGCTCTTGTAGCGCATCGTTATGCCCTTCATCGAATACGAGTAAATCAATCACTTCGATTTTAAGCTGCGTGATGTATACTTCTGCGCCATATTCTTCTTGAACTAGGCTAATGCGATAGCTGATGCAATAATCTGTATTTTCGATAAATCGCACTTCATCTTGATAAATCGGCGCATATATATCAAAAGCAAAATCACGCACATAAATTAGTGCATCTTCTATGATGCGTTCAGATACTTGCACTTCGTCAACTGTGCTTTGCATCTGTTGTTTGTTAGGAGAGAGTATTATGTTGTTCATCTTTTAATTTTCTGTTGAGTTTTTGAGAGAGTAATTTTGCGGCGCGCATCTTTTCTGCTGTGCGAGTTGGCAGCTTGTTTGTGTATTGCTGCGCTAGAAAAGTGAGCAATGCAGCGATGCGCTTTGCATCTGTTGCCGATAGCTGTATCATACAAATACAAAGTTAATTGGCTCGTCAGGTACTTTTGCCTTGCGCCCTTCTTCGCTTTCGCACCACATTACCGCCTTGCGAATAGTGTAGATTGTAGATACATTGCAGTGTTGTGCGGCTATGCGATAGGCCTCCATCTTATCGTAACCTTTGGCGCGCGCATCTTTGTAAACTGCGTAGATTGCTTTGTAGTTTCTTTTTGTTTGATTTCGCATTGTCTGTTATGTTTTGTCTGTTTAAACACATTTTTGTAACTTTGCGCTGACTTTTCAGCGATGATAGTTTGTCGGTTATCTAATGGCCGGCTCTTGAGTCATTGTTGAGAGTTTTAATTGTTAACACTCATGCATACCGCAGCGATTGCGTAAAGCATGAGTTTTTATTATCTCATCAATTTACTTAATAGCTGCAATAGTGCGATAGCTGCAAATCGAGATTGCAAGCACATCACTACCGGCACACAAGCAAACACTGCTGCAAGTAACATTGCGCGAATATCGTAGGTTCCGGCAAAATCAATTGCGAAAATTACTGCGATGCTTGTTGCTAAAATCATCATTGCTTGCGCTAGAACTATGCGCAAACGAATTTGTTTGTTTCTTGAACTTTTCATTGTGTTGGATTGTTTTAATTGTTAGAATTGTTTACTGATTAATTGCAGCAAAGTTTGCTTAAAGTTGCGAGCGCCAAAAACGCACAATTTCGCTGCCGAGATAAAACTTGCGCATATTACTGCGGCGAATACCGAACTTAATGTGACCGGCTGCCGAGGCTGCTGCAAGTGTATTGCGATGCACACCGAGCAATTGCGCTGCTTGCTTTTGCGAGTAACGGCCATCTGCTGCGATATGTGGCAATTCTGCTACCATGTTAGATTTGATTTTGAATTGTTGAATTTTTTATTTAACTTTGCTAAATCTAGTGCTAATTTTATTGCTAACTCTAGTGCTAGATTTTATACTAGCAAAATTATAACATATCTATATACAAACCAAACATTATACTAACATTTAGTGATCTTTAACACATTTAGCAAAAATGGCAACAAACATTGAATTAAACAACAACAAAGCTAGTGCTGATACTTCTACACAACAATCGGCACAATCGTTGCAAACTCCGGCAGAGCGTATTCGCTATTACATTAATTATCGCGGCTTGCGTGCTAGCGAGGTTGCTGCACGACTTGGTAAATCACATGGTTGGGTGCAAGCCATGCGCCGTTCTACAACTCTTGAAACATTACGACAGTTCTGCACAGTATATTCAGAGGTGAACTTTGAGTGGTTGGCATACGGTCGCGGTGAAATGCTTAACATCTTAAACACATCAGCGCAATATCTTGATGATACGCTTGGCTCAACTGATAAAGCAACACTATTGCAGCGACAAAACATCGCACTTCAGCAAGCACTCGCGCAAGCAAACAAAACAATCACTGCTCTTAACGATAACATTGCGCGCTTAACAGAGGTCAACGCATCGCAGTCAGAGCGCTTTCTTTCGCTGCTCGAAAAAGTGCACGTACACTAGTGCAATTTTGTTAATCAGTGCAACATCACTGCAACTTTTTGAGCAAACTTTTATCACTTTTTGATTATCAATTATTTACTACAACTTTTATCTTTGTAGCTAGAAAAACATTAATAAAAACACATCGCAACTGATTACCTTAACGCAATACGCTGTAATTCATCATGTTTAGTTAATGTTTTACTATCAGTACAATCGTTTGGCACAATTAAAATCGCTGATATTTCGCTGCATTTCGCAACTTTTCGCAGTGTTTTGCACAAAAATCAGTGCAACAAAGCTGAAACTCTCACTCTTTAAACTCTCATAATTATGGCCTCTGTGACTCTGTATCTTGACGCTCGCAAAAAATCTGCATCAGGACTTTACACACTAAAAATTGCTATCGCTCATCGCGGCGGCTCTGCTTACATTTCTACCGGCATACGCATCAGCACATCACATTGGAATAAACGTGCGCAACGTATCGTGATTTGCTCGCAACGCACTTCGCTTAACTCTCATGCTGCTGCAATGCGTTTGCGCGTAGAGCAAGCAATTATGCATATTCAGCAAACTCGCGGCTTGCGCTCATTGTCTGCTACCGGATTGCGCGATGCTATTCTTCGCATCATTGACAATTGCTGCGCTGATAATGACGAGCCTAGCACAGATAACAACATCGAAAAAATGTTTGCGCTGATTGCTGCCGATAGCACAAAGTCTGCATCTACACACTTGCAGTATGCTGTTGTGCTGCGACATTTACAAGCATTTGACAAAGATTTTGCGCGCAAATGTTTTGAGGATATTGACCGCGAATATTTATTGCGCTTTTATTCTTTTTTGCTTGATAGAGTGACACAAAACTCTGCATCGTTGTATATGAGCAAACTATCTGCTGTATTTAATCGCGCAGTTGATGACGGCATTACTCAAGCATATCCTTTTCGGCGCTTAACTTTTCGGCGCTTACCAACTCGCAAACGTGCTCTTTCAGTTGAGCAATTGCGCGCGCTGCTGACTGCACAACTTGACGAGCGCCATGCACTTGCTCGCGATATATTTGTGCTATCGTTTTTGTTGCTCGGCATTAACATCGGTGACTTGTGCCGACTCTCTGAAATTAGTGCTGACGGCTATGCTGAATTTGCGCGCTCAAAGACAAAGCGACAATTTCGCATCAAAGTTGAAAGTGAGGCTCGCGATATATTTGAGCGATATGCCGGCACCGCTCATGCTCTTTATCTGCTAGAGCGATATAAAAGCATTACATCTATTACGATAGTGACAAACAAGCGCCTGAAAGAAATTTGTGCCGGCATAGATTGTTTGCGCCGCATCAATTTAACAACTTATTGGGCGCGTCACACATGGGCAACTATTGCTGCACGCATTGACATAAGCAAAGATACAATTTCACGCGCTCTAGGTCACTCGTTTGGCGCTGCTGTTACTGATGTGTATATTGATTATGATACGCGCAAAATAGAAGCTGCTAACCGTCAAGTTATTGACTACGTTTTTAACAATAAAAATTAGTAACTTTGCTCTTGGTTTATGGTATGTTATTTTATAATTATCGTGGAGATTTATAGTTTTGTATTTGATGGCTGCGTAGTGATTGCGCGGCCATTACTGCGCAAAAAAACAGAGCACGCAATCGCTGCGCACTCTGTACAATCATTATCACATTTCAATACAAAAGTACAAAATTATTTGATAAGCCGTGCGCTTATATTAATTGCTGCATCAGAGCGCAATGCTCCGGCACATTGGCCGATGCAATACACTGCCTCAATAATTGCTGCGTGTGCTGCCGACAAATTCTCATCAGCTAGTTTTTCGTTGCAACCGTCAAGTGAGTGCGCCATGTTTTGCACACTGCGCGCAATTGCAGCGAGTTCAATGTTGATTGTGTCTAATCGTGTTACTTGCTCGCTTTGTAGCGATGCAATAAGTTCTTGCATTGTTTTCATCGTTTTGTGTTTGATTTTAAGTTAAAAGAAAATTAGTGAATTATAGGTGTGCGTGCTTACTTCGCTCTTACAACAAGCAAGCGCAAAGAAAAGTTCACACGCACATTATAAACGAAAGCAATGCGAGTTTTAGCGCAATATTGCAGCATTAGCCGATACAAAGAAATCACTGCAATTATCAGCGCACAAACTCTCAAAAATCTTTTGTAACTTTGTGTTGTAAAATTCCATATTTTTTCATGGAGTGTTGAATATTAGTATAAATTCAATGTTCTAAAATCATATTTTAAGGTTGTTATGATACAGAGCCGTTGCGATAACGGCTCTTATTGTCAGCACATCGGGCAGCGCAATTGCGGCAGTGGTGTGTACATCGCTCGCTCGTCAATCTTAATACTTGGCCGATTTATCGCTTTTTCTTTAGTCTTTGCCATAACGCATCATAAAATCTTTGTAAGACAATTAGCAATAGCGCAAAATAATTTGCAGCGTATGCCATTAAAATTGCAAATAATGCACTCGCAGCAATATCGCAGCTAGCAATCAGTACAGCAATGAGTGTAGACCAAAAAGCACTACAACGAGCGCATGAGCAAATCTTCGTAGCATACGCTATCAGAGTTTGCGCAAGGCCGATATGTACCGCTAAGACTGCTGCACACATCGCTACGAGTGCAATCGTCAGCATTAGCTAACAGTTAGCGTTAAGACACATTCGCACACAAGTTGGCGCGAAAGCTGCGAGCAAGTTGCGTCAGTTAGTGCTACAATCGGTGTGCTCGTTGTAATTGTCACATCGCTTGGCGCAGTTGTTGCGGCAAACGGCACGCTAAACACTGCTGATAGCGGTTGTTGCGTGCAGCATGAGCAATCTGTTGAGCCGCATTTGTTGTACGATATTATGCCTTGCACAGAAATCAGTGCTACATAAGCACCGGTGCCAACGCTGACAATTTGCTTTAGCGTGAAAGTTGGTGCAAATACGGGCACAGTGCTAGTGCAAGCCTTGTAGCATAGTTGTTGTGTGATATTGCATAGCAACGAGTATGGCGAGGCTACACTTCCGGCTGCTAGCGTTGTCGTTATTATCGGTTGTTTTACTGAATTATTCATCTTCGTTAGTTGTTGATTGTGGATAAAGTGCAGCGTGGATCTGCGCGATTTGCTCTGCAAGGTGGCAAACGTCTTTGCTTAGATCCACGATGTTAAGATTAATCACTTCAAAAATGTTTCGCGGTTGTTGTGTTTCGTTCATCGCTTTAAGAATTGGTTTACAAAATAGTTGTCAGCAAACTTTTCAAGTGCTTGCGTCAGTGTTTCAGCGCGCACAGCAATAGATTGCGAGCGTTTGCGCAGCACAAAATCTTGTAGCGTTTGCTCTAACTTTGCGGCTGCCTCTGCGCTATCAGCATACACATAAAAGCTAACTTTGTGTGGTTGCATCTTCTGTTGTCGGTATTGGTGGCAGTTCTTGCGTCAGTGATTGCACAGAGCCTTGCTTTAGCTGCTGAAACAGTGCATACATATCGGCTAACTCGCTTTTGTTTGAGCGCAGCCAACTCATAGCGCGCG